CCCACACTGGCTCGGCCAGGCGGCCGTAGCCCTCGACGCGGCCGCGCCGGATGACGGTGGGGCCGTCCTCCCAGAACTGCGGCTCGGCGCCCTTGCGGTGGGCCAGGCCGGCGTAGTCGCCCCGGGTCCTGGTGCCGCCGACGTTGGCGATGTGGAGGCGGCCCAGCTCGGTCGTCTTCCTCGTGATGGCGGAGTTGAGCTCCACCTTGACTGTCAGCATGGCACTGTCTCCATCTTGTCTGGGGTCGACGTGCCCCTCCCGGCACGCAGGACCGGGGTCCGGGAGGGGCGCCGGCGACCGGCGGGGTCAGTCCCCGCAGGCCTCCATGACGGCGTCGAACTTGTCCTCCTCGAGCTCGGTGATCGAGGCGGCGCCGTTGTCCTTCAGTATCTTGATGGCGGCGTCCTTGCCCTCGAGGGCGGCGTACTCCTTGAGCTTCGCCCGCACGTCCTCGCGGGAGTGCTTGCTCGCCGGCTTCTCCTCCTCCTTGGGCTTCTCGGGCTCCTTGGCCTTCTCCTCCTTCTTGGCGTCGGCCTTCTTGGCGTCGGTCTTCGCCGGGGCGGCCGGGGCCGACGCGCCGGTCAGGGAGGCGATCGCCGCGGAGGCCGCGGCCACGTCCTTCTCGTCGGACGGGTCGAATGTGATGGATACCTGCATGTCTGTCTCCTGTTCGTGTCGGGTTCACAGCCCGGTCGCCGGGCATGTTCCAGGACAGTGCCGCGCCGCCCGGTTCGGATGGACCCTCATTGAGGCCATGGCCGCTCCTCGACGGTACCTCGAGGAACGCCTTACGCATCAAGGTCCGTACAGACCGTACAGACCTTATTCAGCGGAGCCGAGTTCGACATGAAGACAGACAGCGCGCAGCTCCAGCCCTATCTCGAAGCCGGCTGGCAGCTGATACCCCTGCACAGGCACGACCACTACGACGAGCACAAGGGAAAGAGGAGGGAGCGGGGCAAGTCGCCGCTGCACCCTAACTGGACCCGGAGGCCGTACAGGTCGGAGGAGCAGGTCGCCCACATGGAGCGCGGCGACAACGTGGGGGTCCGGCTGCGGGCGACCGACCTGGTCCTGGACGTGGACCCGAGGGCCTTCCCCGACGGCCAGACCATGCAGACCGACAACCCGTTCAAGCGCCTCTGCAGGGACGTCGGCCTCGAGCCCGACGACTACCCTACCGTCGAGACCGGCTCGGGCGGGCTGCACCTCTACATGACCAAGCCCGACGACGTCTCCGTGCGGGACAGCCTGCCGGACTACGAGGGCGTCGAGTTCAAGACCCTGGGCAGGCAGGTCGTCTCCGCGGGCTCCATACACCCCACGACGAAGCGGACCTACGCCTGGGACTTCCTGACCCCGACCCTGGCCGAGGCGCCCGCAGCCCCGCAGCGGCTGGTCAACCTCATACGCAGGCCGGGCCGCGCGCTGGCGACCGGCGGCGGCGAGCACACCCAGGAGGAACTGGCGGAGATGCTCGACCGCCTCGACCCCGAGGACTTCCGGGAGCACGACGCCTGGCTCACCCTGATGCAGGCCTGCCACCACGCCACCGCGGGCGACGGCCGCGCGGAGTTCGTCGAGTGGTGCACCAGGGACCCCGAGTACTCCGACCACGGCGCCGTCGTGGGCCGACGCTGGGACAGCCTGCACTCCGACAACGACGGGGGCGCCCGCGTCACCCACCGCACGCTGCACAAGCTGCTGAGGGACGCCGGCGCCGAGGACGCGATCCCCAGGCCCAGCGCCGTCGACGACTTCGAGGCGGTCGGCCCCGACGACCTGCCCGACGGGGCGATGGACGGCCCGGTCGAGGAGCACGAGAAGAAGGGCCCGCTCGAGCGGATGAGCGACAAGTACTGGGCCGTCATGGAGGGCAGCCAGTTCCGCGTCATGTGGCGGGAGTTCGACCCCGAGCTCAACCGGAACTTCTGGGTCCGCGCCAAGCCCCACGACTTCAGGCAGATGCTGGCGAACAGGCGAGTGCAGAGGGGCGAGAAGACCGTGCCCCTGGCGGACGCCTGGCTCGAGTGGGGCGGCCGCCGGTCCGCGCAGGGCGTCATCTTCGACCCCGAGCGCGACCACCCCGGCTTCCTGAACCTGTGGACCGGCTGGGGCGTAGAGCCGCTGAAGCGCGAGGGCGGGTGGTCCTGGCTCGACGAGCTCCTGTTCGAGGTGCTCTGCGACGGCGACCAGGCGGTCTACGACTACGTGCTGGACTGGTCCGCCTACATGGTCCAGCACCCCGGCACCCCCGCCGAGGTCGCCGTCTGCTTCCAGGGCGGCAAGGGCGTGGGCAAGGGCACCTGGTTCCGCGCGCTGGCCACCCTCGCCGGGGCCCACGGGATGCAGATAACGTCCAGCGAGCAGCTGACCGGCAGGTTCAACAGCCACCTCCGCGACGTCATCTTCCTGTTCGCCGACGAGGCCATCAAGCCCTACGACAAGGACGGCGAGAGCAGGCTGAAGGGCATCATCACCGAGCCGACCCTGACGTACGAGGGGAAGGGCCGCGACGCCGTCGTGGGCCGCAACCGCGTCCACCTCGGGATGGCATCCAACGAGGACTGGTTCGTCCCCATGGGCCTGGACGGCGAGCGCCGCTTCCTGCTCCAGCGGGCCAACAACAAGAGGGCGGGGCAGCAGGCGTTCTTCGACAAGCTCAACCGCCAGCTCGAGGGCGGCGGCCTGCAGTCCCTCCTGTGGGACCTGCTGAACCGCGACCTGAAGGGCTTCTCCCCGCGCTCCGGCATCCCGGCCACGGCGGCGGCGGTGGAGCAGAAGATCAGGAACCTCAACCCGGTGGCGCAGTGGTGGTTCAACATACTGCAGGAGGGCGAGCTGCCCGTCGAGACCACCAGGGAGGGCGACGACTGGGCGCTCGAGGAGGTGAGGGTCTTCCGCGTCGAGATGCGGGAGGACTTCGACAACCACTGCCGCGCGAACGGGATAGGCCGGCCAGGCGGCAGCGGCCGGTCGGTGGACATGATGTTCGCCGCAGAGCTCAAGAAACTGGTCCCCGGCCTCCTCGACAGGGTGAAGGAGCCGGTCGACGAGGAGAGGTTCGCCGTGAGGTCCCTCGGGGACGGCAGGGCCTGGGCCTACGAGCTCCCGTCTCTGGCGGCGTGCCGCGACGCCATGGAGGCCCTCCTCGGCGCACCGGTGGACTGGGCTGGGAAGTGAGACCCGGCCCGGACTTCGAGGCTCCAGGTCCGTACGGTCTGTACGGACTGCTCGCCCGGCTAGCCCTTCGTACAAACCGTACCGAGGCCGCCGACAGCGGATGTCCGGGCTAAGCGACTGTAAACGCTGCATAATCTGGCTGCCGTACAGACGTACTGACTTTTGGCGCCTGGTTGCTATACACACGTCGTGCGATGCGCATATATACGCTTTTTAGGTTTGTACGGTCTGTACAGTCTGTACAAGGGATAAAAAGGGTAACAAAATAAGCACTTAGAGAGCTCCAACTCGTACAGACCTCAGATTGCTCCTCCGTACGGTCTGTACGGACAGGTCTGTACGGTCCGTACGGCCAGACCCTGGACCCAGGGGGCGCCGAGAGGGATGCCGAAAAGCGCCGAAAAGTCAATCCAACTTGAGCCGGGCTCGTGCGCGCGACGCACGATGGCTCCCAGGTCGAGGGGTCCTCGACAGGGTGAGGGCGTCGACACCGAAAAAGGAGAACCGACATGGAAAGCGACGAGCTGACCCCCGCCCAGGCCGAGCGCCTGGCGATGCTAGCCGAGGAGGCCGGTGAGGTGGTCCAGGCGGCCTGCAAGGCCCTGCGCCACGGCTTCGAGAGCACCCACCCCGACGGCGGCCCCACGAACCGGAGCCTGCTGGCCCGGGAGCTGCGGGACCTCAACGCCGTCATGGGCATGATGCTCGCCTCCGGCGACCTGCCGCTGGACGAGGTGGTCGGGGACGCGTCGGACGTGGAGCGCAAGCTCCGCTACACGCACCACCAGCAGTGAGCCGGCCGGACCCCCTCGAGGAGATGGTGGCGCGGGCCCTCGAGGCCCGCGGCATCCACCACACCCGGGAGCGCGACCCGGCGAACCGCGGCCTCGACTTCCACCTCGCCGGCCGCGACGTCCACGTGGAGGTCAAGCGCTTCCACACGCCCCGCATCTCGGACCAGGCCTCCAGGTCGGAGGCCCTGATCGTCCTGCAGGGCGAGCGGGCCGTCCGCCTGTTCTGCCACCTGCTCGACCCGGGAGGGACGCCGTGACCCGCATCAACTGCGTCCCTCCCTCCGAGCTCCACCGCGCCCACCTGGTCGCGGAGTACCGGGAGCTCCCGCGGGTCTTCGGGCTCGTCCGCGCCGCCGTCCTCAGGGGCGAGCGGCCGGACGACCCGAGGAACCCCGCGTCCTACCGCCTGGGCCCGGGGCACGTCCGGTTCTTCTACCCCCGCCTGGGCTACCTGCTCCGTCGCCAGCGCGAGCTGGTGGCGGAGATGCTAGCGAGGGGCTACAGGCCCTCACACGACGGCGTCGACGGCCTGGCGGACGGGATAGGCTCCGACTGGCAGGGCGACTGGACGCCCACCGAGGAGGCCCTCGAGGCCAACAGACAACGACTGAGAGAAAGGACCCCGGCATGACCACCAAGCGCACCGTACGGCTCGAGGGACAGGCGCTCGCGCTGACCGCCGACCTCCACGTCTTCCACAAGAACATGGGCGAACGCCACCGCGAGATGCAGGCCCGCCACGAGGCCGAGCACAAGGCCTTCCACGAGGCCCACCAGGAGGAGGTGCGCGCCCGCTTCGCCGCCATCGCCGAGGCCGCCGGCGTCGACGACTTCAACCCGGACGACAACTGGGCCCTCGACACCGAGTACCTGGACGAGCACGGCGTCGCCTTCATGAAGCAGCAGGAGCCCGAGCCCAACCCGCTCGAGGCGCTGTTCGGCGGCGGGCAGCCCGTCCACTGATCCGAGGCTCCTGAGCCACGGAGGCCGCCGGCGGAGGGGCAATCCGCCGGCGGCCGGGCGACCGGGGAGGTCGCCCGTCAACGACCGAGGTGGGGGAGCCTCAGTCGTCGAACGAGACGGGGCGGTCGGGGACCGCCACGCCGCGCCTCCGGAGGTCGGAGGCGTACCAGCGGATCGAGCCGCGGCTCGTCCTGCTCCCGGGGAACGCCCTACGCGTGCGCTCCCTGATCGTCGAATAGGGGAGCCTCGTACGGACCAGGAGGTCCGACACGTACTCGGCCACAGAGCCGGCGCCGCGTGTCCTGCGGCGGTCGGGGGTCGCCCGGGTCTTGCGCTTCGCCTGTGCCATCTAACTGTCTCCTTACTCTACTCGAGCGGACCGGACCATCCGGCCCGCTCACCCCTATATAATCCATAGAATGGGGAAAGGTTCCGGCCAAGGCCAACTTTTTTCGTCGGAGGGGAAATAATGGCGGTCCGCAGCGGCAAGCCTTTCGCGGCACGCTCGGGCGATCAAGGAGGATCGACATGGCGACTTATAGCGGGCTCACGGCCCTATTTGGCTCCGGGCGGGCGACCTTCTCCCGGCCCGGCTCCGCCCTCCAGCCGGACGCGCCGGGGACTACCAGTCCTTCGGGTCCAACGTCCTGCGGCGCATCGACGGGATCGGGACGCTCCTGGAGCCGGCGGCGACGAACCTGGCGCCCGACCCAAAGTCCCCGGCCGAGTGGGCCCTGGTGGGCGCCACGGTGACTCCCGAGGCGGGGGCCTTCCTCGGGGTGTTCGACGAGCTGGTGCGCGTCACCGGTAGCGCCACCTTCGAGCGGATTGAGGCCAGGCCCTTCTCGGTGACCCAGGGAGTACCGGTCTTCGTCACCCTCTGGTATGCAGAGGGGACCTCGGGCCAGGTGCGGCTCAACTGCCGATACGGGACCGAGGGTGCCGATCCGAGCAGCCTGCTCGCCGGCCCGGTTGCTAACCCCTCCTCCCAGACCTCGAACGCTGCGGGCACGATTGACCAGGTCTCCGTCGAGGCCGTCGGTGGAGCCTACGTGGCGAGGTTCCGCTGGACGCCGGGCGAGACCTCCTCCGCCGCCAACGTGGGCATAGGGCCCTTCTCGGATGCCGGCGAGGACGTGATCGCCCTGGGCGCCCAGGTGGAGACCGGACGGCGCACCTCCTTCATGCCTGACGGCTCCAGGTCCGCGGACGCCCTCACCCTGCTGCCCGGCGAGGGCACCTACGACATACTCCTCACCTTCGACGACGACAGCACCCAGGGCATAAACGGCGTGGCGGTCACCGAGGCCGGCTGGCTCGTCCCCGTCTCGTCGCTCAACCGCCCGACCGTCAAGACCATAGCCGGGACGCTGACCGGTCCGTGACGCTGGTCCGCGGACCGCGCCCCGACGCGGTACGCTGGCCGCCATGAAGAACGTTCTCGACACAGAGCTGATGGACGCCCGCAAGACGGCGTTCCTGGAGGCCTACGCCCGGACAGGCGTGATCGGCGACGGCTGCCGCGCCGCCGGCGTCTCCCGCTCCACGTACAAGCGCTGGCGCTACGGCAGCAAGGCGACCGGCGAGGAGCCGGACGAGGAGTTCGACCGGGCTTGCCAGGACGCCCTGGACTGCGCGGTGGACGACGCCGAGCTCGAGCTGCGCCGGAGGGCCGTCGAGGGCGTCGAGGAGGTCATGACGTACCGCGGCGAGCCCGTCTGGCGGCGCGACCCGGCCACGGGCGAGGTCCTGCTCGACGACGACTTCAACCCCATCCCCTTCACGATTAGCCGGCGGTCCGACAAGCTGCTCGAGGTCTACGTGAAGGCGCACCGCGCCCAGTACCGCGACAAGGGCTCCCTGGAGCTCGGCGGCATGGGCGGCGGGCCCATCGAGCAGGCGGTCACCGTCCGCTACGTCCTCCCGGACGGGCGGAGCATGGAGGACTACGAGCAGCCAGCCCTGGAGGGATAGCATGCCGGAGCTGATGCTGCCCTACGCCTTCAGGGAGCTGCGGGCGCCATACAGGCACAAGGTGTTCCACGGCGGACGGGGCGGGGCTAAGTCCCACTCGTTCGCCCAGGAGCTCGTCCTGATGGGCTACGAGCGCCGCGACTTCCGCTGGCTGTTCGCCCGCGAGATACAGAAGTCCCTCGACGCCTCGGTCAAGCGCCTCCTGGAGGACAAGATCAAGGAGGCCGGCCTGGGCCCAGTCAACGAGGGCGGGAACGGGTACTACCGGATCACGGACAGGACGATAACCGGGGGCGACGGCCGGACCGAGTTCCTGTTCGCCGGCCTGCGCACCAATCCCGACAGCGTGAAGTCGATGGAGGGCCTGGACGGCGCCTGGGTCGAGGAGGCCAACAAGGCGAGCCAGCGCTCCATCGACCTGCTTACGCCGACCGTCCGCAAGCCCGGCTCCGAGCTCTGGTGGTCCTTCAACCGCCTCTCGGTCAGCGACCCCGTGGACAAGATGTTCCTGGGCGGCACGCCCCCGCCCAGGTCGCTGGTCCGCAAGGTGGACTGGCGGGACAACCCCTGGTTCCCCGAGGTCCTCCGCGAGGAGATGGAGTGGGACAAGGCCAGGGACCGCGACAAGTGGCTCCACGTCTGGGAGGGCGAGCCGGTCTCGAGGTCCGAGCAGCGGGTCTTCCAGAACTGGCACGTCGAGGACATAGACGACCAGGTCCCCGAGGGCACGGCCCCGAGGCTGGGCGCCGACTGGGGCTTCGCCACGGACCCCACCGTGCTCGTCGAGTGCTTCGTGTTCGGGAGGACGATCTACTTCCGCCGGGAGGCCTACAAGGTCAGGTGCAAGATCGACGACACGCCCGCGCTGTTCGCCGGGACGGACGACCGCGACCCGCCCAGGTGGGAGAACCGGCTCGGCTTCCCCGGCATCGCCTCGGCGAGGCGGCACAGGATCGTCGCGGACAGCGCGCGCCCCGAGACCATCGCCTACATGGCGGACCGGGGCTTCAACATAGTCCGGGCGATCAAGGGGCCCAAGTCGGTCGAGGAGGGCGTCGAGTTCCTCAAGTCCTACGACATAGTCGTCCACCCGGACTGCCAGCACGTCATCGACGAGCTGACCCACTACTCCTACAAGGTGGACCCCATCACGGACGAGGTGCTGCCCATACTGCTGGACAAGAAGAACCACGTGATCGACGCCGCCCGCTACGCCCTCGAGGGCCTCAGGAGGGCGGGCGGACGGCGCAGCGTCGGGGTGCACGGCGGCGAGGCCATCCCCCTAGGGGGCTAGCCGAACAGGCCGGCCCCTATCTGCTCGGCATAGTGCTCGCGGAACAGGGCGACGTACCTCGCGGCGACCCGCTCGTGGCCGAGCTCCGCCAGCCGGCGCATCATGGCGACGTGGCAGCGCTGGTACTCGGCCTCGGCCGCGTCGCGGCTCTCCTCGAGCTTCCGGCGGTCCATGGCCACGGACCATAGCTCCTGCTCGGCGGGAGGCAGGGCGACGTCGCGGACGACGTGCGTCCCCACGCTCCCCTTGGCGAGGACCTGGACGTCCTCCTCCACCCCGTCGACCGCCGCGCGGACGGTCGACAGGTCCTCGTGCCGGTCGGGGTAGAAGAACCCCTGCAGGTACGAGCGCTCCTGCTCGGTGTCCTCCACGGCCCGCTGCCAAAGGCGCGGGTCGAAGCGGACGAGTGGCTGGAAGTCTTCCTTCTTCATGGTCGTCTCCTTTCAGACGCGGTGCTGGCACTCGGGGCCTATGCCCCGGTCGATGCTCTCCGGCACGGTGAGCGCCCTGCCGCAGCGGCCGCAGCGCCCCTCATGTCGTACCTCGAGCTCCTCGGGGAGGACGCCCTCGCAGAGGACCTTGCGGGCGAAGAAGTCGACCGCGCGGACCGAGGGGGCCTCCATGGTGGAGCGGCTCTTGGCCGTCAGGCGGAACCGGCCGCCCGACAGCACGCCGATGTAGGTGAAGTCCCCCGTATTGTCGGGGCCGGTCAGCAGCCCGACGAAGTGGAGGTCGTCCTTGTCCTCGGCCCTCCTCACGCGGTAGGTGAAGCGGGCGCCGGTCCGACGGCTGGTCAGGGTGAGGACGGCCCGCCCCGCGAGGGCGAACCGCCTGGCGTCCTCGACGCTGCGGAGGAGGGCCATCAGTAGTCCTCCTCGTAGTCGTCGTACCCGTCGTCCTCCATGGCGCGGAGGTAGGTCTGACGCTCCCGCTCGGCGGACTGCGAGGGGTCCTCGAGCTGCACGCAGCGGCTCTCGGGGTAGTTCTCCGAGAGGTAGTCGTAGGCGGCCTCGCGATCGGGGGCCTCGAAGGACACCCCGAACTCGCAGCGGGTCTCGTCGAGCATGACGGCGTGGAAGTGGGTCATTTCACTGTCTCCTCTGTAGGTGGGCCTCAAGCCGGTCGATGCGACGCTGGGCGAAGGCGATGGCCTCCTCCCGGGTCGGCAGGGTCTTGCTGACCACGTGGGTCTGATCGAAGTAGTTCCCGCCCGGGGCGTGGCGGCGCGTGACGATGACCGCCTTGTACCCGAACTTGTTGGACCGGGCGGAGGCTATCCGCTCGACGCGCTCTGTGGGGCCTAGGTAGGGCATGGGTCTCTCCTATCCGATGAAAAGGCACCGACCGAGGCGGGTCACCTCGACCCGTCCGGCCTTCTCGGGACCCTTGGCCGCGATGCGCTTGGCGTTCTCGTCGCGCTTCTTCTCGAGGACGCTGAGGGCCTGCGCCGCGGACACGGGCAGGTTCTCGCCGATGTCGAAGACCCTCGCGCCCTCCTCGGTCCGCTCGACGATGAGCGGTAGGGCGACGCGGAGGAAGAAGGACACGCGGCGGAGCCGCGTGACGAGCTTGATGGCGTCCTCGGGGGTCAGGTCCACGCGGACCTGCTCCTCCGTGGCCTCGAGCAAGGGGGCGTAGTCGGTCATCAGTCCTCTCCGTAGATGGCGTTGGTGTGGACGACCTTGAAGCCGTAGACCTTCACGTGCTGCTTGGAGCGGACCTCGTAGCGGTGGAAGGGGTGGGTCGTCTCCGTGACGGTACGGACGCGGCCGTCGGAGCCTTGGTATTTCCACCCGAGGAGGTCGACGACGGCGGCCTTGTAGGTCTCACGGTCACAGCGCTCGATCATGCGGACCTTGTAGTCCTCGGGGTTGGTGGGCAAGCCTTGCATAGGACTGTCTCCTCAGATGACGAAGTTGGTGAAGTGGTGCTTCAGGGTGGTGAGGCGACGGGCCTTGGCGAGGGCCTCCCTCTCGCTGCGGGCCTGGACATATAGGTCCTCGAAGCGGTCGCCGAGCTGGGCTTGGACGAGGTAGGTGGTCATCGGGGGTCTCCATCGTTCGTGCCGATGATCCCTTTATGTCGGGTTTCCCGCGACCTGTAAACGGGGCCCAGCGAAAAAAGTTGGGGGCAAGTTCGACGGTCGCCGGCGACCAGCGGTCCGCGCTAAGCTCGGCGTCATCGCGCGATCACCCAACAAGCACGAGGAGCGGCCATGGCGTCCCCACTCGACAGCCTCAAGTCCCTGTTCGGTGGCCGGACCCGGGGGGCCTCACCGACCAAGACGATCGGGGCCCCGGGCACGGCCATCTTCGGGGGCTACATCCAGGAGGATGAGAAGTCCCCCGACCTGAGCTCGAGGGAGAACCGCTACCGGACCTTCTCGGACATCCTGGCCAACACGAGCATCGTGGCCGCCGGGACCCGCTACTTCCTCAACCTGACCGCCAAGGCGCACTGGTCCTTCACGCCCTCCGAGGCGGACACGGACGGGCGCTACGCCGAGCTGGCGGAGGAGATGATTAAGGACGACCCCGCCACCCCCTGGCACCGGATCGTCCGCCGCGCCGCCATGTACCGCTTCTACGGGTTCTCCGTGCAGGAGTGGACGGCCAGGCGCCGGTCCGACGGCTACCTGACCTTCGCCGACGTCGCGCCGCGCGCCCAGTCGACCATCGAGAAGTGGGACGCCAGGGACGACGGGACCATCGTGGGCCTCGCCCAGCGCAGCCCACAGACCGGCGAGGAGCTCTACCTGCCCAGGCAGAAGCTGCTCTACCTGGTAGACGACACCCTGTCGGACAGCCCTGAGGGGCTCGGCCTGTTCCGCCACCTCGTCTCGCCGTCCGACCGCCTGCGCCGGTACGAGCAGCTCGAGGGCTTCGGCTTCGAGACCGACCTGCGCGGCGTGCCGATCGGCCGGGCGCCCTTCACCGAGCTCGCCAAGATGGTCGAGGCCGGGGAGATCAGCGAGGCCCAGCGCGCCAAGATCGAGGAGCCGCTGCGGAACTTCATCAAGAACCACGTCAAGACCGCCAAGCTCGGGATGCTGCTGGACAGCATCGCCTACGAGACGAAGGACGAGGCCGGCAGGCCATCGGGCATCAGGCAGTGGGACGTCGAGCTGCTCAAGGGCACCGCGACGAGCTTCGCTGAGAACGCCCAGGCGATCGAGCGCCTCAACCGCGAGATGGCCCGCATCCTCGGCGTCGAGCAGCTCCTCCTGGGCGGCGACAGCGTCGGTTCCTACGCCCTCTCGAGGGACAAGACGAGCAGCTTCTTCCTCCTGGTCGACGGCGCCCTCACGGAGGTGCGCGAGGCCGTGAATGACGACCTGCTGCGGACCCTGTGGCAGCTCAACGGCTGGCCCGAGGAGATGATCCCGGAGATGGCGACCGAGGAGGTCAAGTACACGGAGATCGCGGAGATCGCCGCCACGCTGCGGGACATGGCCACGGCCGGCGCGGTCCTCGAGCCCGACGACCCGGTCATCGGCGAGGTGCGCGACCTGATGGGCGTCAGCCGCCCTATCACCGTCGCGACGGGCGAGGGCGACGAGGACGCGGCGCTGACGGGCGGCAGGCCCGAGGGCTCCCCGGACGACGAGGACGAGCTCCCGGGCGACGAGACCCAGGAAGGCAAGGAGGACTGACATGTCGCAGAACGTACAGATCAGGGGAGCGGGCGGCGCCGTCGCCGACGTGGACCCCGGCTCGGGGGGCCTGGCCGTCATCGACGCCATCCACCAGCGCATTCACTTGGGCCAGCTCTACAGCGCGTCCCTCATCGACGCGGCGCTGGACGCGGCGGCCTCGCTCGAGATGCTGGTCCGCGTGCCGGAGGGGGTCACCGCCCACCTCCGCATCGGTGCGGACTCCCTCAACAGCTGCCGCCTCGGCCTGTTCGAGGGCACGACGCTGAACGCCGGCGAGGACCCGGAGGGTACCCCCATCGTGCCCGTGAACCGGAACCGCCTCTCCGACAACGAGGCCGACACGGAGCTCTACTCCGGGCCGGACGTCGACGCCGACGGGGCCACCCTGTTCGACCGCGTCGTCTCCTGGTCCACCTTCGGCGCGTCGCCCTTCGAGGAGTTCGTGCTCCCCGAGGGCGACTACTTGGTCAGGGCCACGAACGTCGACGGCTCCGCGCAGCCCGTCAGCCTCATGCTGGACTTCTACGAGGAGGAGGTCTGACCCGTGGCCATCACGACCATCACGATAGGGGGCAACGACTACGTCGCCTACGCCTCCGTCGCGGAGGCCGACGCCTACCTGGCCGTGGACCCGGTCCACGGGCCCACGTGGGCCGCCCTGGCCACGGACGCGAAGGGCTCGAACCTCGTAGCTGCCACCAGGCGCCTCGACCTGCTCAACTGGGCGGGCTCGAAGGCGAGCGGCGACGACCAGGAGGAGCAGTGGCCCCGGACGGGCGTCACGTACCGCTCCGGCGGCTCGGTCCCTGACGACGAGGTGCCGCTCGGCGTCGAGCGCGCCACGATCATCCTCGCGGCCGCCATAGCGGCCGACCCGGAGCTGTCCGGCGCCGGCACGTCCGGCTCGAACGCCAAGCGCGTGAAGGCCGGCACGGCGGAGGTCGAGTTCTTCCGTCAGCAGACGGGGGTGCCGCTTCAGGACGAGACGGCCTACAACCTGGTCAGGGAGTTCCTCCAGGCGGCCTCCATGTCCGCCGCCGTCGGGCCCATGGCCTCCGGCACGGACGGGGAGAGCTCGTTCGCGGACGGCAACAAGTACGGGCGCCTCGCGGGGTACCCCTGACATGGCCCAGGACCCGAGCTTCCCGTACACCTGGCGGCGGCGCCGCCAGTTCATGTTCGCGGTCAGCGGGTTCTGTGCCGCGGTCATAGCCTACGTCCTGCTGACCGACATGCAGAGCTCGGTGGCGGAGACCGCCGTCACCTTCGCCTTCCTGGCGCTGATCGGCAATGTGGGCTCCTACGTCTTCGGCGCGGCCTGGCAGGACGTGTCCAACATGAGGGTCAACGGGCCCACCAACAGAACGACGGCACCGCCGCCCCGGCCGGCGAGGTCGGAGCCACCCGTCGAGGAGCCGGACAAGTAGGAGGCAGGCCATGGCCAAGTTGTTCGGGGTGGACATCGCCCGCACCATCAACAGGGAGATCGCGGCCGCCGGCGGGGTGCTGCCCGGCGTCCTCACGAAGAAAACCGCTGGCACGAGGACCCCTGGCCAGCTGACCAGGGGCAACAACCCGTCGACGTCGACCCACTCCTTCCGCGGCTTCGTGGAGACCGAGGGCGAGCGCCGCTCGGGCTCGAGCGTGCCCACCAGCAACGCGGTCGTGTCCATCCTGGGCGCCTCGGTCCTCCCGGCCGCCGTGCCAGAGGTCAACGACGTCGCGGCGATCGATGGCGGCACCTACGAGCTGCTCGAGCTGCTCGAGAGGGACCCGGCCTCGGCGCTCTACCGCTTCCGCGCCCAGGAGAGCTGACGCATGGCCCTCCCCGCCACAGACCCCGCTGCCAGGCTCATCCGCCTCATCGGCCGCGCCGAGTCCCGGATGCGCACCGCGCTGGTCAACGCCCTGCTGGCGACCCGGGACCAGACGTCGCTGGCGGAGCTGGCGCGCCTGATCGAGGCGGGCCGGTTCCAGGAGGCGATCGACCGGGCCGCCATGGCCGGGGCCATCCGCGTGGCGGAGCAGTACGCCTCCGTCTTCGTCCTCGCCGGCCAGGAGGGCGCCGAGTTCCTCTCGGACGTGCTCCGGATCGTCGTGGGCTTTGACCAGGTGAACGAGCGGGCCGTGGCGCACATGCAGCGGGAGAGGCTCCGCCTCATCCGGGAGTTCACCGCCGAGCAGCGCCGCGCCACCAGGGCTGCGCTGGTGGACGGCATCACCCGCGGCCTCAACCCCAGGGACCAGGCGCGGGCCTTCCGGCAGAGCATCGGGCTGACCGAGAGGCAGCAGCTGGCCGTCCAGCGCTACCGGTCCCTGCTCGAGAGCGGCAGCAGCGAGGCCCTGTCGCGCCAGCTCCGCGACCGGCGCTTCGACCGCACCGTCGCGAGGGCCGCCAGGACCGGCGAGCCGCTGACGCGCGCCCAGGTGGACCGGATGGTCGAGAGGTACTCCGACCGCTACCTCCGGTACAGGTCCGAGGTCATCGCCAGGACGGAGGCGCTCCGCGCGGTGCACGCCGGCAACGACGAGATGTACCGCCAGGCCGTCGAGAGCGGCCACGTGGCGCAGGAGCAGCTCCAGAGGACCTGGGTCACGGCCCGGGACGAGAGGGTGCGGCACTCGCACTCCGCCCTAGGCGGCCAGACGCGGGGGTTGGACGAGGTGTGGGAGGCCGCCGGCGGCGTCCTGCGCTACCCGGGCGACCCGGAGGCCCCGGCCTCCGAGACCGTCCAGTGCAGGTGCGCCCTGGCGACCCGCATAGGCCGGACGTAGTCCAACGCCGGCGTGCAGATGCCGGCGACCGCGGCATACTGGCCACCAATCAGTCAACCATCGTTCGATCCAGGAGGACCCTCGGATGGCCTCAGAGAAGCGCAAGGCGTCCCACCTATTCGAGGACATCCGCGTCGACCGTAACGCGGACTTCAGGGGGCCCGCCAGCTTCAAGGGCCAGGCCTCCTTCGACAACCCGCCCGAGCTGCCGGTCTCCGTCGTCGGCGCCGGCGAGGTCGCCCCCGAGGATGGGGTCACCGCCACGGGCGTCAACCGGGTCGTGCGCCACGTCAGGCTCGAACTCGCGGCCGTCGAGGTCGCAGTGCTGGACGCAGACAACTTCGGGTCAGCCAAGCTGGCCGACCTGCCACTCACGAACATCGCGCTCCTGGCCGTCGCCGCCGACCTGTCACTGACGAAGGACGGCACCGGGTACGTCGCGGCCACGGACCTGTCCGTAGCGCTTGGCACCACGGCCGCCACGGCGACCGACCTCACCACGACCCCGACGGAGAGCGACCTGATCGACGCCGCGGCGCTGACCGAGGACGAGCTGACCGTCGCCCTGGAGGCGCACTCCAACGGCAACGCGTCGCCGGCGGTCCTGCTACTCGGGCCGGGCGAGGAGCTCTACCTGAACCTGTCCGGGACGACCGAGACGTCGGAGGACGCGGCCGTCACGGCGAGCGGCACCGTCGACCTGTACTTCGTCGACCTGGGCGCCTGAGCAAGAACGGAAGGAGCCGGACATGGCCGACGAAGACTTCGAGGTGCGAGCTGAGGTCGTCAAGGTCGACGACACGCTGGGCCTCGTGATGGGCTACGCGATCGTCTGCACGGAGAAGGGCAAGGCCTACTTCGACCTACAGGGCGACCACATCCCCGAGGACGCCATGATGAAGGCGGCGCTCGACTTCATGCAGAACAGCCAGGTGGCGAAGGAGATGCACACGGGCGACCGCAAGGGCGCCGTGGTGTTCGCCTGGCCGATGACCGCCGACGTGGCGAAGGCCTTCGGCATCAAGACTGAGAAGACGGGGCTCATGATCGCCGTCAAGCCGGACGACCCCGACATGCTGGAGAAGTTCCAGCTCGGGGAGCTGACCGGCTTCTCGATCGGTGGCGTCCGCGTCAAGGACGAGGAGGTCGACTGATGAAGTTCGAGAAGAACGCTGGTATCACCAGCAAGGGCAAGCGGCGCATCATGCGAGCGCTGAAGATCAACGAGATCAGCGCGGTCGACGTGCCGGCCCAGCAGGGCGCCGTCGCCTGCATCATGAAGCGGAGGGACGGACCCTCCGACACTTCCCAGAAAGATGAGCTCGCGAAGGCCGGGGCGATGCTGACCACCCCCAATGATGGTCACGCGCACCTGCTCTACACCGTCGGTCACGGCGGCCACGAGCTGAACTCCGGCACCACGTCCTACGTCGACGGGCACGAGCACCCGTGGATACGGACGGAGGACGGACGCATCGTAATCGGGGAGGCCCGCGGCCACAGCCACGACGCCGACCAGATGAGCAAGACCGCCGGAGAGCCCGGCAACGTCGGAACCAAGGAGGACACCATGACCGACAAGACCCAGAAGGCCGACGGGCAGCCGACGGTCGAGGACCTGCAGAAGCAGCTCGCCCGCGCCAACCAGGTCGCGGCCCTCAACGACGCGGAGAAGGCCCACTTCAACACCCTGAAGGGCGACGACGCCGACGGCTTCCTGGCCAAGTCGGCCGACGAGCGCAAGGCGGCCATCGAGGCCGTCGCCAAGGCTGCCGAGGGGGACGACCCCGTGGTCTACACGACCATGGACGGCGTCGCGCTCCGCAAGTCCGCCGGCGAGGCCTTCATCTCGATGGCCAAGTCCAACGACGCCCTGCGCAAGCGTCTCGACGAGAGCGAGAGCGCCCGCGAGCAGGCCGCGCTCGAGAAGCGCGCCGAGGACGAGCTGGCGCACCTGCCCGGCGACGTCAAGGCCCGCGCCGCGCTGCTGAAGGCGGCAGAGGGCATCGAGGACGAGGCGCAGCGCACCGCTGCGGTCGCGGCCCTCAAGGCCCAGAACGCCGCCATGAAGGGCGCCTTCGAGACCCGCGGCCATGCCGTCGGCAAGGCCGCCCCGGGCTCGCCGGACGAGGAGCTCGAGAACCTGGTCAAGGAGCACATGGAGAAGAACGCCGGCACGTCCTACGAGGTCGCCTACGACGCGGTCCTCAAGACGAAGCGCGGCGAGGAGCTCTACGCCAAGACCCTCAACTGACCGGAGGGGCGCTGAGCCCCTCCTAGACAGTCGTCCGCCGGGACCGCCCTGGCAAAGACCCGAACGCAACACGCAAGGGAGACCACAATGGCTACCTCTGAAAGCACCCGGGCGGTCAACATGATCGCCGGCGAGGACCTCCGCGGAGACCTCTTTGAAATTCTGCAGATCGAGAACGACGGCGGCGTCGGCAAGGTCATCAAGGCGACCGGGGTGACGAACACCGTCATCGGCGTCCTCGCCGAGGAGCCTCGCAAGGACGTCTCGACCGACGGCGAGACGGTGCCGGTCATCCTCCTCCACGGCGTCGTGCCGATGAAGGCGGGCGACAGCATCACCGCTGGCCAGCTCATCGTTCCCGACGCCACCGCCGGCCGCGTGGCCGGCGTGGCGAACGTCGGGGCACTCGCCGCGGACAGCATGGCTATCGGGGTGGCTCTCGAGAGCGCCTCCGACGGGGACATCTTCCGCGTCCTGGCCATGCCGATCGCCGCGCCGCACTCGGCGTAAGAGACGCTCGGGCCAACCTAACAAGGAGGACATCCTATGCCCATCACCCAGCCGTCGCGGTCCGACGTCCACGTCAATCGGCCGCTCACCAACATCTCCCTCGCGTTCGTGCAGGACGCTCGGAACTTCGTCGCCGGCCGGGTCTTCCCGATCGTGCCCGTCGCGAAGCAGTCCGACGCGTACTTCACCTACGAGCGCGGCGACTTCAACCGTGACGAGATGCGCGAACGCGCCCCCGGCACGGAGAGCGCCGGCGGCACGTACGAGATCGGGACGGACACCTACTATGCCCGGACCCGCGCCTACCACCGGGACATCCCGGAGCAGGTCCGTGCGAACGCCGACAGCCCCCTGAGCCTGGACCGCGAGGCCACCATCTTCGTGACCCAGAAGGGGCTCATCAACCGCGAGGTCAACTGGGCCGCCCGCTACTTCACTGCGGGCGATCCCGGGGACATCTGGACGTTCGACGTCGACGGCGTCGCGTCCGGCGCCACCGCGGCCGCGTCGTTCGACCCGACCAACGCGTCGAACAACGACAAGCTGCATTGGAACGACGCCTCCTCGACCCCCATCGAGGACATCCGCCAGGGCAAGCGCTTCGTCCTGGAGGAGACCGGCTTCGAGCCCAACAAGCTGACCCTCGGCCGTCCGGTCTACGACGCCCTGGTCGACCATCCCGACATCGTCGGGCGCATCGACCGTGGCCAGACCAGCGGCCCCGCCCGCGCCACCCTGGTGACCCTGGCGGACCTGTTCGAGGTCGACGAGGTCCTCGTCATGAACGCGACCCGCAACACGTCCCAGAAGGGACAGACGGCGGCCCACTCGTTCATCGGCGGCAAGAACGCCCTGCTGTCCTACGCGCCGCCCACCCCGGGCATCATGACGCCGTCGGCTGGCTACACGTTCAACTGGACCGGCCTGCTCGGCTCCGGCAACGAGGGGATGCGCATCAAGCGCTTCTGGCTCGACGCCATCGCGAGCGACCGCGTCGAGATCGACATGAGCTACGACCAGAAGAAGGTCGCAGCGGACCTCGGCTACTTCTTCGGCGGCATCGTCGCCTAAGGAGACCCGGACTGACACAGACAGGCGCGCGGAGGGCCGGGACCGGCCCTCCGCCTCCCTCTAACCAGGAGGACGACCCTCATGCGCAACAAGGTCCGCAAGCTGCGGCATTGGAAGCAGCGCTTCGACGACAAGGCCGAGTTCATCTGGCGTAAGCCCATCACCTGGATGGGCGAGCAGGTGACGGTAGGCGACCCAATCCCCGAGGAGCTCAAGGCCAACCGCGCGAAGCTGCGCCGGTTCTGGGAGTCCCAGACCATCGAGCTCGCCGAGTTCGAGGACCCGGACGTCGTGACCGGTCAGGTCCCGGCGGCCCAGCAGCCTCAGGAGCCGGCCAAGGCCGACCCCGAGACGTTGGTGTCCAAGGAGGCCGACCGCAAGTGGCGGGTCGAGGGCCTCGAGGAGGTCTTCCCCACCAAGAAGGCAGCTCTCGACGCAGCCGCCGAGCTCGTCGCTAAGGAGCCCGACACCGAGACGCTCGAGGAGCCGATCGGGTCGGCCGTACTGGCCGACGAGGTCGACGTCAACGGCGAGACCGTGCCGGCCGGCGAGGTCGTGGAGCGCGCGCTCGAGGGCTCCGGCCTCTCCGTAGAGGAGTGGAACGCCCTGGAGGACGACGCTCGCGAGGCCCTGGTATCGGAGGCCCTCGGTCTCATGACGGACCTCGGCCCCGAGGACGACGAGACCCCCGAGGACGATGAGACCCCCGAGGACGATGAAGCTCCCGAGGACGACGCGTGGCTTGAGGGCGACGAGGAGCCCAGCAAGGAGGGCTGAGCGTGGCGGACGATCCTCAGATCAGGGCAATCGTCCGAGGGATCGAGGGCCTGACCGAGCGGGTCGTCACGGCCATCTCGTTCAATATCGTGGCCAACCTCGTCGAGGACACGCCGGTGGACACCGGCTGGGCTCGGGCCAACTGGGTACCGGCCATAGGGACCTCGATGGATACCCCCGCCTCGGCCCGTCCCGACCAGAGCATGGTGCCTGGGGCCGTGGCCAGGCAGCAGGCCGGCCAGGCCTCACTGCTGGGCTACAGGCTGGCGCAGGGCTCGGTGTTCATCTCGAACAATGTCCCCTACATCATGAGGCTCAACGACGGCTCCTCGCAGCAGGCCCCCAGGGGCTTCGTGCAGGCGGCCATCGCCAGGGGCATCCAGCAGACTGAGAGGGGCCTATGACGACGCTAAACCAGGCCCGCGAGGCCATATACGAGAGGTTCATCGAGGCCTGGTCAGAGGGCGACTTCGACTTCGACTTCTCGCAGGACTACTACGACGTCACGGGCCGGTTCACGGCCGTGACCCTGGACAACGAGGACTTCAAGCCCCCCAAGGACGATCCGTGGGTGAGGCTCGCCGTCCGGCACCGGGCATCGACGCAAGAGACGCTGGGACCGAAGGGCCACCGGCGCTTCGCCCGCTTCGGGGCCGCATTCGTGCAGGTGTTCGTGCCGCAGAACACCGGCACCCTGGACATGGACCGGCTGCTAACGAGGGCTCGCGAGGCCTTCGAGGGTTTAACGCTGGCAGGGACCACGGTACGGTTTCTCGACGTCATCGTCCGAGAGACGGGTCCTGATGGAAAGTGGAACGCTTCGGTCGTAGAGGCCGTCTTCGAGTACGATGAAACGCGCTAGATAGGAGGACATCCCATGGGTCGCGTCCTGACCAACAACGTCTCCATGCAGGTCGCCAAGGAAGACACCCTTGGGGTCCTGCCCGTCTCCCCGGACTGGAAGCTTCTGGAGCCCAATACCATCGGCTCCTTCGGCGCCACCATCACCACGGTGGCCCGGGACCCCATCTCCAAGGACAAGCAGCGGCGCAAGGGCACCGTCACCGACCTCGACAGCGCCGTCGAGTTCGAGGCGGACCTCACGCTGGACAGCTTCGTCGACTTCATCGAGGGCTACTGCTTCGCCCAGGCGGTCAACCACGACCTGCACTTCACGGAGGCCGACGCCACCTCGTCCGGGTACACCATCCCGGCGGCCACGGCCGCGCAGGCCGCCAAGCTCCAGTACACCGCCGGCGGCCCGATCAGCCTGCTCTACGCCCGGGGGTACGCGAACGCGGCGAACAACGGGCTCAAGCCCCTCGCCGCCGACGTCGCCTCGACGGACACCGTCATGGAGGTCTCCGGCGCCGTGGCGGAGACTGCCCCGGCCCGCGCTATCGTCGAGATCGCCGGCATCCGCGCGGAGCAGGGGGACCTGGACATCACGGTCTCCTCCGGCGTCGCGACCATCACGAGCGGAAACAACGGCGCGTCGAACAACATCGACTTCACGACCCTCGGCCTCACGGTCGGGCAGTTCATCCACGTCGGCGGGCTCACCTCGGCCAACCAGTTCGCAACCGCAGGCTACGGCCGCATCGTGTCCATCGCGGACGACACCCTGGTGCTCGACAAGCTGAGCACGGGCCTGGCGACCGACAACGGCACGGGCGACACGGTCGACCTCCTGTTCGGCCGGTTCATCCGCAACGTGGCGGTGGACCATGCCTCCTACCTGGAGCAGAGCTTCCAGTTCGAGGCCGGCTACCCGAACCTCGGGTCTGGCGGCGTCACCGAGTACGAGTACTCCCTCGGGAACCTCTGCAACCAGGTCACCTTCAACCTCCCACTGACGGACAAGGCCACGGCCTCGTTCGGCTTCATCGGCACGGACACCGAGGTGCCGACGACGTCCCGCAAGTCCGGGGCCAACGCCCCGCGGACCCCCGCCAAGACGGCCGCGATGAACACCACGGCCGACGTGGCGCGCCTGCGCATCACGGAGGTCGACGAGACGGGCCTGACGACCGACTTCAAGTCGTTCAGCATCACCCTGCTCAACAACGTCTCGCCCGAGAAGGTCATCGGCCGGCTCGGCGCCGCCTTCATGAACACCGGGAACTTCGAGGTGAACGTGGAGGCCCAGGTCCTGTTCACGAACGGGGACGTGGTCGCGGCGATCCGCGAGAACGAGACCGTCGCGCTGGACTTCATCCTCAAGAACGAGGACGGGGCCATCGCGGTGGACATCCCGAGCATGACGCTCGGGGGCGGCGGCCGGGACTTCCCGGTCAACGAGAGCGTCCTGCTCAACTCCACTGGCATGGCGTTTAAGGACGCGACCCTGGAGACGTCCATAGGGGTCTCCCTGTTCGCCATCGTGCCGTAAGAATAGCGCGCGCTAAGGGGAGGGACGGTCGTCGGGGTCGTCCCTCCCCAACCCCGACACCCGACACGCAAGGAGAACGACCGAATGAGCAACTTCTCACACCTCAAGAGCCTGGACGTCCAGGGCACGGCCACGGCGGAGATGCAGCTGCATGCGCTCGAGGGCGAGCCCACGCTGACACTGGCCCCGGCGCTCGAGAGTAACAAGCCCTTCTTCAACGCCTCGCTGAAGGCCTCCCGCAAGAACATGCGGGCGATCCGGAACGGCAACGTGACCGGTGGCCTCCTCGAGGAGACCCGCGACGAGGACCGCCGCCTGTATGCCCAGCACATCGTGCGGGGCTGGAAGGGCGTCCGCAACTCGGCCGGCAAGGACGTGCCCTTCAGCCGTGAGCTCTGCGCCGAGTTCCTGGAGGCGCTGCCCAACTGGCTGTTCGACGAGATCAGGGAGTTCGCGGGCACCCCCGCCAACTTCATCGGCGACGGCGGGACCGTGGATACGGAGACCGTCGCAAAAAACTCCAAGCCCGACTGATCTTCGAGCTCCGTCTCGACCGCGACGGGTTCGCGATCGAGGCGGCCATCGAGAAAGGTCGGGAGCTGCCGGAGTGGTATGTGAACGAACCGGAGATTGTGCCCGCTGACGAGTTCTACCTGCGGGCCTTCTTCGAGCTGAACACGGGGCGGACCCAGGGCTTCGGCGCCCCGGGGTCAATACCCTGGAGAGACATTGTGGCGTACGCCGAGTACGCCGGACTTGACGAGGACGTGAAGCCGGCCTTTGTCTCCATAATACGGGCCCTGGACGCCGAGTACCTGAAGTGGATGGACGAGGAGAGGGAGCGGAAGCGGAGGCTGGCTGAGACCGCCAGAGACGGCGATACCGGAAGGCACAGGAGGGCCAAGTGACAGACTTCCGCATCCGCGTCATCGTCGACCCGAGCGGGGCAGCTCAGGGGACCCGCGCGGTCGAGGGGCACCTCAACCGCGTGGGCTCCGCGGCCACCCGCGTCCAGTCCCTCATCGCCCGTGCCTTCGCCTTCACGGGCATCACGGTCGGCCTGACCGGCGCCATCCGCCTCCTGGCCAACTTCGAGCAGCAGATGAGCACCGTCCGCGCCATCACAGGCGCGACGGAGGCGCAGTTCCGTGCGCTCCGCACCGAGGCCCAGAGGCTCGGCGCGATGACCCGGTTCTCCGCCTCCGAGGCGGCGGATGGCATGCAGTTCCTGGCCAGGGCCGGCTTCGACGTCAACCAGGTGCTCGCCTCCATAGAGGATACCCTGCTGCTCGCCCAGGCGGGAGCCCTCGATCTAGGGACCGCCGCCGACATCGCCTCCAACATCCTGACCGGCTTCCGGCTGCAGGCCGAGGAGGCCGGGCGGGTGGTCGACGTGCTCGCCCTCGCGGCGAACAGCGCCAACACTAACGTCCAGCAGCTCGGCGACGCCATGAAGTTCGTGGCGCCCGTCGCCTCCGGCCTCGGCGTGTCCCTCGAGGAGGCCGCGGCCGCGGTGTCCGCGCTGTCCGACGCGGGCCTCCAGGGCTCCATGGCGGGCACCGGCCTGCGCCGCGTGCTGTCCGAGCTGGAGAGCCCGACCGCTAAGACCCAGCGCATCCTTCGGCAGATGGGCCTGACCGCGAACGACGTCCGCATCTCCCAGGTCGGCCTCACAAACGCCCTGCTCGCGCTGCGCGACGCCGGCGTCGACACCGGCCTCGCCCTCGAGATATTCGGCGACCGCGGCGGCCCGGCCTTCGAGGTCCTGTCCAACTCCATACCCAGGGTGCAGGAGCTCACCGAGGAGCTGAACAACGCCGGCGGGACCGCGGAGCGCATCGCCCGCATCATGGACGACAACCTGAATGGGGCGCTGCTCGCCGTGCGGTCCGCCGCCGAAGGCCTCATCCTGGCCTTCGGGGACGCGGGGGCCACCGGGGTCTTCACGACCTTCTTCGCCCTCGTGGCGGAGGGGCTGCGTTTCCTCACGGCCAACATCGACACCCTCATAAGGGCCGTGGAGGTCTTCGCCGTGGTCATGGCCACGCGCTTCGTCGTCGCCACGCTCAGCGCGCAGGGGGCGATCGGCGGGCTCATCCGCCAGGTCATCGCCCTCGAGTTCGCGCTCGGGGCGACGACGACCCGCGCCGCCCTGTTCTCCGCCGGGATGAAGGCAGCCCAGCGTGCGGTCATAGGCCTCACGGCGGCCATGGCGGCCAACCCCATCGGGGCCATCGCCGTGGCCATCTCCGCGGTCATCGCCCTACTCTACATCTTCGGGGACCAGATCAAGGTCACGGAGGACGGGGTCGTAAGCCTGCAGGACGTCTTCGTCGCGGCCTTCCAGCTAATCATGGAGGCCGTCGGCCCCGTGCTGTCTTTCCTCGACGAGGGCTTCCGCCAGGCGTTCGCAGCGATCGGGGTGAGTGTGGAGGGCTTCGTCGATGCCATCGTGCAGGCCGGAATGTTCATCCTGAACATCTACAAGACGATCCTCAACTCCTACATAGCGCTCTGGGTCGGGGCCTACAACTCGATCAAGGCGGCGTGGGACCTGTTCCCGGGCGCCCTGCGCGACATAGGCGTGATGGCCGTCAACGGCCTCATCACCGTGGTCGAGGAGGGGGTCAACGCCATCATCGGGGCCGTGACCGGGCTGCTGGAGTTCATGGGCGGGGCCTTCGAGGCCGTCGGCCTCGAGAACCCGTTCGCTGGGCTGACCGAGAGGGCGCGCATCGACCTATCCCGCTTCAAGGGCGAGGTCGGCAGCACCGCCTCCGAGGTCGGCGAGATATTCTCCCGCGAGTTCGGCGAGGCGTTCTCCCGTGACTTCATCGGGGAGGGCCTCGGCGCCATCCTCGACCGGGCGCGCGAGATAGCGGAGCAGCGGGCCGCCGACGCCGCCACGGCTGCCGCAGCCGGCTCGCCGTCCATCACCCCGGAGACCCTGGACCCGACGCGCGTGCCGCTCGGTGGCCTCGACGAGGACACCGTCAAGCGCCTCGAGCGCCGTACGGAGCTCATGGACCGGGTGAACCGCCAGCTCGACCAGGAGCGCGCGCTCCTGGGCATGAACGCGGAGGCCCGGGAGGTGGAGAACCGGCTGTTCCAGATCAAGGAGCAGTTCGCCCGCAACCAGACCCCGCTGACCGACGCCGAGACGGCCGCCATCCGCAACCAGATACAGGCCCTTCAGGACCTGGAGCGGGCGCTGGACCTGGTCAACGACGTCGCCCAGACCGTGTTCGGCCACATGGAGAACGCCATCGTCGACTTCGTGAAGACCGGGAAGTTCAGCTTCTCGGACTTCGCCCAGTCGATCATCGCAGACCTCACCAGGATCGCCGTGCGGGCCTTCCTCATACAGCCGCTACTGGGGGGCCTGGGCTCCCTGTTCGGCGGCGGGGGCTTCACGTTCAACCCGCCCAACCTGGGCTCCCTGTTCGGGGGCATGCAGCACGGCGGTTCGGTCGTGGCCGGGGGGTCCGGCGGGCCGGATAGCCAGCTGTTCGTGACCCGGGTCAGCCCCGGCGAGCGGATCGACTTCACGCCTCAGGGTGAGGGCTCGCGGAGGGGAGGCGAGAACGTTACTGTGAACTTCAACATCTCGACCCCCGACGTCGAGGGCTTCAAGCGCAGTCAGACCCAGCTGGCCGCCCAGGCGACCCGGCTCATCAGCCGCGGCCGGAGGAATATGTGATGGCATTCGACGAGGTACAGTTCCCGACCGACATCTCCAGGGGCGCGACGTCGCGCCCCCGGCGCCTCACCGACGTCGTCACCCTACGATCCGGCCACGAGGAGAGGAACACCATCTGGGCGAACAGCCGGCGCTCCTACAACGTCGGCCTGGGTATCCGGGACCTGGACGACATATACGAGGTCATAGAGTTCTGGGAGGCCCGCCGTGGTCGCCTCCGGGGCTTTCGGTTCAAGGACTGGGCGGACTTCAAGTCGGTCGCGCCGAACGGCACCGTGACGCCGACCGATCAGGTCCTGCTGTCCCTCGGGGACGGCCAGTACCAGCTGCGGAAGACCTACTCGCCCTCGTCCAACCCGTGGACGCGCACCATCACCAAGCCCGTCCCAGGAACGGTCCGCGTGTCCGTCAACAACGTGGAGGTGACCAGCGGCTGGACCGTGGACACCACGACGGGCATCATAACCTTCGAGGGCGGCGCGGACTTCCTGCTCGACTTCGACGCGGACGAATACACCATAGGGCCCGAGCCCGGCGCGGGGGCCACCGTGCGGGCGGGCTTCGAGTTCGACGTGCCGGTGCGTTTCCAGGACGAGGACCTGGAGGTCAACGTGGCGCTGGTCGACGCCGGCTCCGCCCCTGACATAACCCTTGTGGAGGTGCGGCGATGAAGGTACTACCCCCCGGCCTGCAGGACCACCTGGACGGCGGCTCGACGACCATGATCTACTGCTGGCGCATCACGCGCCGGGACGGCGAGGTGCAGGGCTTTACCGAGCACGACGAGGACATAACCTTCGCGGGCACCACCTTCAAGGCCGCGTCCGGCTTCACCGCCTCCGCGATCGACACGGAGCTGGGCCTCAACGTCGACAGCATGAACGCTGACGGAGCCCTGAGCGACGACACCATCAACGAAGAGGACCTGGCGGCCGGCCGGTACGACGGGGCGCAGGTGGAGCTGTTCTGGGCGAACTTCCTAGACACGAGCCAGCGGGTCCTGATAAGCAGGGGCTCCATCGGGGAGGTCAAGCGCGGGCAGACGGCGTTCTCGGCGGAGCTGCGCAGCCTAACCCACCTCCTGCAGCAGAAGACCGGCAGGACCTACCAGCGCTACTGCGACGCGGACCTGGGGGACGAGCGCTGCAAGGTCAACCTGGAGGCCTCGCAGTTCAGCTCGACCGGGACGGTCACGTCGGCCGAGGCCAACCGCGTCCTGACGGTATCAGGGATAAGCAACAACGCGGCAGACTTCTATGCGTTGGGTAAGCTCACCTTCACGAGCGGGGCGAACGAGGGCCTGACCTTTACGGTCAAGCTGCACTCGATACGTGGGGGCGTGACGTCCTTCTCGCTGTGGGAGCCGACCCCATTCGACGTGCAGTCCGGGGACACCTTCAACGTGTTCGCGGGGTGCTCGAAGGCGCCGGAGACGTGCAAAGCGAAGTTCAACAACTTCGCCAACTTTCAGGGCTTCCCGCACGTGCCAGGCAACGACCACGTGAGCAAGTACCCCACTCGGGGAGGATCGGATCAGAATGGCGGAAGCATCTTCAGGTGAGGTCACACGGGACCAGATCGTGGCCTTAGCCAGGTCCTGGCTCGGCACCCCGTACAGGCACCAGGCGTCGGTGAAGGGCGCCGGGGCGGACTGCCTCGGCGTCCTCCGCGGCGTCTACGCAGAGCTGTACGGTCGGGCCCCCGAGACGCCCCCCGCCTACCGTCCGGACTGGTACGATCTCCGCCGGGACGACCTCCTCCTGCGCAAGGCCCACGAGTACCTGGCCCACCTGCCCGACGCCACGGACGCCCGGTCCGGCGACGTGCTGGTCTTCCGCATGAAGCCGGACATGGCGGCGAAGCACTGTGGCATCCTCACGGAGCACGGGCGGATGGTCCACGCGCTCACGGGCAAGGACGTCGAGGAGGTCACCCTTAACAGCTGGTACGGCCGTCGGGTCGTCGCGGCCTTCAGCTTCCCGGGGGTGGTCGACTGATGGCTACGCTGGTCCTCACCGCCGCCGTCGGCTCGCTCGGCCTGAGCGGGTTCTCGCTTTTCGCCGCCACGCTGGCCGCTACGGCGGTCGGCGCCTTCATCGATAGCCGCCTGTTCGCGCAGAGCCACCACGTGAGCTCCGAGGGCCCGCGCCTCAACGAGATCAGCGTCACGAGCTCCTCCGAGGGCTCCCCCATAAAGCGCATGTTCGGGAGGGTCCGCGTCGGCGGCAACATCATCTGGACGACGAACTTCCGGGAGACCAAGACCACCACGACCGAGACCCAGGGCGGCAAGGGCGGCGGGGGTAGCGTCACCACGACCACGACGACCTACTCGTACTCCATGAGCTTCGCCGTCGCCTTCTGCGAGGGCAACTCCCGCACCACGCTCGGCAGGGTGTGGGCGGACGGCAAGCTGCTCGACACGAGTGGGCTGGAGTTCGTCTTCTATCCCGGCTCGGACGACCAGCCGGTGGACCCGACCATGGAGGGCATCGAGGGCGCGGGCAACGTGCCCGCGTACCGTGGCATCGCCTACATCGTCTTCAAGGACATGCCTCTCGAGGACTTCGGGAACCGCATGCCCCAGATAACGGCGGAGATCATCAAGCCGCTGGCGGAGCCCGACGAGGACTCCGTCGAGCAGCTCATCCAGGGCGTGAACCTCATCCCCTCCACCGGCGAGGTGGCCTACGGCACGACGCCGACGGTGCGGGACGACGGCTTCGGCAACGCGGTGCCGGAGAACGTGAACCTCGCCGCCACCATGACGAACATAGAGGCGTCCATCGACGCCCTGACGAAGCAGCTCCCCAATAACCAGGGCGTGCAGCTGGCCATAAGCTGGTTCGGCGACGACCTGCGCGCCGGGGAGTGCACGATACGCCCCAAGGTGGAGGTTGTCTCGGGGCGCGTCCTCCTGCCGTTCGACTGGAACGTCGGGGGCCTGACGCGCTCCCAGGCCACGGCCGTCTCGACGGACGACCAGGGCCGCCCGATCTACGGGGGCACGCCCTCCGACCGCACCGTCGTCGAGAGCATCCAGCTCTTGGCCGACACCCACGACCAGGACGTCTACTTCTACCCGTTCATCCTGATGGACATCGAGCCCGGCAACACCCTGCCGGACCCAGAGACGGGTGACCCGGGCCAGCCCGTGTACCCCTGGCGCGGACGCATAACGGCGAGCTTCGGCGTGGACAAGACCTCCGCGGCCCAGGACGAGGTGGACAACCTGTTCGGGACCGTCTCCGCCTCCGACTTCGACGTGAGCGGGACGACCGTCACCTACACGGGAGACCCGGGCGACTTCGGCTATCGCCGGATGATACTGCACTACGCGCATCTCTGCGCCGCGGCGGCCCAGACCCTGGACAGCCCGTCCAGGATGAAGGCCTTCTACATCGGCTCGGAGCTGCGCGGCATCACGAGCATCCGCAGCACGGCCTCCGGCACCGCCACGGCCTCGACGGTATACCCCGGCGTCAACGCCCTGGTCACCCTGCTTGAGGACGTCCGGGGCATCTTCGACGCCGCCGGCCTGACCGGCGTCCAGCTGTCCTACGCGGCAGACTGGTCCGAGTACCACTCCCACCGTCCGCCCGACGGCTCGGGGGACGTCTACTTCAATATGGACGCAATCTGGGGGCATCCGGACTGCGACTACGTCGCCATCGACAACTACTTCCCGCTTTCCGACTGGAGGGAGGGCACCCTCCACGAGGACTACGGCACCGGGACCGTCGACGCCTACAACATAACCTCCGGCCCCTTCCAGACGCAGGGCTTCCCGCAGTCCACGAGCATCTACGACGAGGACTACCTCCGGGGCCAGATAGAGGGCGGCGAGGGCTACCACTACTTCTACGCGTCGGACCAGGACCGGGAGGACCAGGTCCGCACGCAGATATTCGACGGGGCCAACAACGAGCACTGGGTCTTCCGTCAGAAGGACATGCGCAACTGGTGGGCGGAGCCGCACCGCAGCCGGCCCGGCGGCGTGCGCGACGGCTCGGTCGTCGCGCTCAGCGACGGGGCCTCGGGGTCGGTCGATACGTGGACGCCGAGCTCTAAGAAGATGGTCTTCTCGGAATACGGCTGCCCGGCGGTCGATAAGGGCACGAACCAGCCCAATGTCTTCTTCGACCCGAAGTCCTCGGAGAGCTTCCTGCCGTACTTCAGCAGGGGTGACCGCGACGACTTCATCCAGCGCAAGTACTACGAGGCCATCGTGCCGTACTGGCGCGAGGAGGCCCCCACTGTGGGCGGCGTCAAGCTGGTCGACCCGCAGGACATGTTCGCCTGGACCTGGGACGTCCGGCCCTACCCGGCCTTCCCGTTCCGCCCGGATATATGGGCGGACGCGGCCAACTACCGGCTCGGCCACTGGCTCAACGGCCGCGTGGGCATCATTACGCTCGGGCAGCTGGTCCGGGAGATATGCGCCTTTGGGGGCCTTGGCGAGGAGCTGATAGACGTCAGCGGGCTGGTGAACAACAACGCGCTGGTGAGGGGCTACGTGATCGACAACGTCATGAGCCCGCGCGAGATGTTGAACCCCATCTCGGCCGCCTACCTGTTCGACGGCTTCGAGAGCGAGGGGCTGGTCCGCTTCAACCTGCGGAGCAACCTGGTTAGCCAGGCCCTCTCGATCGAGGACCTCGTGTCCGACGACCAGGACCCCGGCGGCTACTCGCTCACCCGGGCCCAGGAGACCGAGCTGCCCGGCGCCGCACGCATCGCCTTCATGGACGAGGAGAACGACTACCAGCCGGCGCAGCCGGCGGGGTCCGGCTCGTCGGCAGCAGCCGGCACGTCGTGGAGCTGCGCTTCCCGATCGTGCTGGCGCAGGACTACGCACGCCTGCTCGGCGAGGTCATGATGCAGGAGGCTTGGACGGCAAGGGAGCGCGGCGAGTTCCGCCTGCCGCCCAGCAAGCTTGCGCTGGACCCGAGCGACGGCCTGGACGTGACCATAAACGGCCGGGAGATGCACCTCCGGGCTACCAGGATCGAGCGCGGGGACAAGCTCGTGGTGACGACGGAGGGCGTGGACCCGAGCATCTACGAGACGCTGGTCTTCGACGGCAGGGCGTCTACCGGGGGGAACATCCCGGTGTTCGGCCGGACCATACTCCACATAATGGACCTGCCGCTGGTCACCGGCGACGAGCCCTGGCCCTGGGCGCCGCGCATCGCAGCCTACCAGTCGCCCTTCCCGGCCGCCGTCAACGTGTTCCGTCGGGACGACGACGACAGCCTGACGCTCTACGGTCAGCTGCTGCGAGCGTCCCTGGTCGGCGAGCTCACCGAGGACCTGTCGGCTGCCGATCCGTGGCTCTTTGACAACGTGAACACCACGGACGTCAAGCTGTACGACCCGAGTGGTCAGCTCCTCGGCGTCTCCGCCCAGGACGTGCTCAACGGCGCCAACGCCGCCGCCGTCCTGACCCCCGCCGGGACGTGGGAGGTGCTCCAGTTCAGGGACGCGGACCTCGTCGGCTCGGAGGGAGGGCTTCCCCTCTACCGCCTTGGGGGCTTCCTGCGTGGGCAGTTGGGCACCGAGACCGAGATAGTGGACCCCCTGCCGGAGGGCACGCCCATCGTGTTCCTGGAGCTAGAGGGCGTAGGGGTCCTGCAGGTGCCCAATGGGCAGAAGTTCTTCACGATAGACTACCGGTACGGCCCGTCCAACCTGTCGCCGACGAGCCCATTCTACCAGGACGTCACCCACACCGGGCAGGCGACCGGCCTCCTGCCCTACGCCCCGGTGCAGCTGGCCAAGCTGCCCACTGGCGGCGGCAGCACGGAGGTCACCTTCACCTGGATCAGGCGGACGAGGTTCGACGGGGACGACTTCGACGCAGAGAACGTGCCCCTGAACGAGGAGACCGAGGCCTACGACCTGGAGATATACGACCCCTCCGGGCCGGCGCTGCTAAGGACGGTTGCCAACAACCCGACCGCCAGCTATACTTACACGGAGACCCAGCAGACCGAGGACGGCGGGGCCCTGGATCAGTACCTCATCCGCGTCTGGCAGAAGTCGGCGGAGGTAGGACGGGGCCGCATGGCCGAGGCACTGCTTTGAGGAGCGAGACATGACCACCCCAAACTTCTCCATCCCGGAGCTGGCGGCCGCGCAGGCCCAGAAGCACGTGACCGTGAACCAGGCTCTCCGCGTTGTGGACACGGCCATGAACCTGACGGTCATCCGCCGGGACTTCACCGACCCGCCGGTGTCCCCGGCGGCGGGGGCGAAGTACATCCCCGCTGCAACGGCCGGCGGCGCCTGGACTGGCCGGGAGAACGAGGTCGCGGCCTTCGTCAACGGGCAGTGGGTATTCTTTCAGCCGCAGGAGGGGTGGCGCTGCTACGACCAGACGCTCAACCAGCTGCTGGTCTTCGACGGGTCGTCCTGGGCGCCGCTGGACGCGGTGTCAAGCGGGTCCCTCGCGGACGGCTCGGTCCTGGAGCTCGGGGTCAACACCGGGGCGGACAGCACCAACAGGCTGGCCGTGAAGTCGGACGCCATCTTGTTCAGCCACGACGACGTGACCCCGGGCTCCGGGGACATCCACATCTCGGTCAACAAGGACGGGGCCGCCAACGACGCGGGCTTCGTGTTCCAGACCGGCTTCTCGACCAGGGCGATCTTCGGGCTCCTGGGCTCGGACGAGTTCGCGCTGAGCGTGTCCGCAAACGGCTCCGCCTTTAACCCGGCCTTGACCATACATCCCGGGACTGGTAACGTCGCCATACGGGCCGGCGCCGACGCCAACAACGCGCTGCTGGTGTCCGGCGAGAGCAGCCTATTCACCAACTCGGGGGACCTGCGCTTCACGTTCTCGAAGGGCGCGACAGGCGACGACTGTGCCCTGACGTTCCAGAGCAACTTCTCCGGTCGGGCCCTCATCGGGCTGCTGGGCTCCGACGACTTCGCCTTCACGGTCTCCCCCGACGGCAGCGCCTATACGCAGGCCCTGGTCATCGACAAGGACGATGCGGCCGTCTCCTTTCCGCAGCATCCGAAGTTCGCCGGCTTCACGAATTTCCAGCAGTATAATGCCGCCGACGCCTGGTTCCAGGTGAGCATCAACGACACCACGGGTCGTCACAACGATCAAGGGGCCCTATCCTCAGGAATTTTCACGGCCCCCCACGACGGTTACTATGTCTTCGGCGGCGGAGCCGAATTTGAATTGAACAGCTCCGCGCCTAGCATAGTAAGCCTCGGCTTCAGCGTCGATGGGGCGACCCCCGCACCGGACCATGTGGCCCGCATAGCGCCGGGCGTCGATGGCACCGGGTTGGCCGTGACCGCGCTCGTAAAGCTGGCAGAGGGCGAGACAATGCGCCTCATGGCCCGCTTTGACACCAATGACGGGTTCCTGGCGGATGGCAGGAGCTACTTCTGGGGCCACCAGGTGGCCTAGCCTGAAAGGAGACAGGGACATGGTACTTGACAAGGGACGCGCGCGCAACGAGGCCCTGGTGGCCGAGCTGCAGACACAGAGGGGCCTGCTCGGCGACAGGGCCGCGCAGCTGGCCTCGGAGGTCGCGACACTGCGCGTCGAGGTTGCGGAGAGGGACGCGCGCATAGCGTCCCTCGAGAAGGAGCTCGCCAGGCGAGACAACGAAGGAGAGACCGAATGACCTACGTGCTAGGAAGGACGAGCCGCAGCCGGCTCGAGGGGGTACACCCCGACATAGTCCGCGTGACGGAGCGCGCCATCCAGCTCACTGAGCAGGACTTCACCGTCTTCGATGGCCTGCGCACCGTAGCGCAGCAGCGCGAGATGGTCCGGCGCGGCGCCTCGCAGACGATGAACTCCAAGCACCTGCCACAGGGTGACGGGTTCGGCCACGCCGTCGACCTGGTCCCCTGGATCAACGGGCAGCCGCGCTGGGAGTGGGGCGCTATCTGGCCCATCTGCCGGGCGGTCCGCACGGCGGCCGAGGAGCTCGGCGTCCGTATCCGCTGGGGAGGCCACTGGGGCGAACTCAACGGGACGACCGTCGACCCCGAGGAGCTCGTGCGCCGGTACGTCGACGCCAAGCTGCGCGCTGGCCAGAGGGCCTTCAACGACGGCCCGCACTACGAGCTGCTCCGGTGAGCGCCCGGCTAATCTTCGGCGGTGTAGTAGCGCTCGCCGTCGTTACTATAATCGGCCTCGGATACGTGCACTATAATGGTCTCGTGGACGAGCGCGACAGGCTCCGCACCGAGCGGGCGCAGCTGGAGACGGCCGTGCGCCTGCAGGATCAGACGCTAGACGCCCAGGCCGAGGCGCTTGAAGAATGGCAGGAGGCTCACCGTGGCCTCCTCGCCCGTTTTGAGGAGATGCAGCGGGTCGCCGACGAGGCGCACGCCGAGACAAGGAGGCTACATGCCCTATTCTCGCAACACGACCTCGCGGACCTCGCGGCCCGGCGCCCTGGTCTCATTGAGCGCCGCATCAATGCTGGCACTACTCGCATTGGCCGGATGCTCGAGTGTGCCTCGGGAGCTCCAGGTCCGGACTGCCCCGATTGAGGTGGCACGGCCGGACCCACGGCCCTCCCTGCCGGACCCACGGCCCGTGCAGCAGCGCGAGGTCACCTGGCGCGTCCTGACCCCTGACGACCTGCCCGACGGCCCGGGCTGGGTCTTCTTCGGCCTCACCCCCGACGAGTATGAGGACCTGGCTCTGAACCAGGCGGAGCTTCTCCGCTTCATAACGGAGGCGAAGTGGCGCCTCCGCTACTACCGCGGCGAGCTTCCTCCCGGGGCCACGCCGCCCGACGCTAACTAGGAACCACGGGGGAGTACGCCGGATGGACCAGGCTACCAAGATCATAATGGAGCGCACGGCGGAGGAGGCCGCGGAGAAGGCGGTGGCCAAGGCCATGACCTCGCTCGGCATCGACCACGCCAACCCGCTTGAGGCCCAGAGGGACATGCAGGCCCTCCGTGAACTGCGGGACATGGTGGCCGACGAGGACTTCCAGAAGGACATGATGCACCTGCGCCGCTGGCGCAAGGCCATGGAGGGGGTCCAGAACAAGGGCTTCCTGACGGTCGTCGGCATTCTGGTAGCCGGGGGCTGCGCCGCCATCTGGCTGGGCTTTCAGCAGATAATCACGGGGGGACGATGACCGCATGGTGGCCCGCAAGATACCCGATGAGGAGCTGGAGCTAGACGTCCAGGCCTACTACGACCACGAGGGCAACAGGTCCGAGGCCGCCCGGGCCCGGGGATTGAAGCGCCAGACTTACCTCGATCGGCTGAAGATGGCCCAATCACGCTTCGGCGTGACCCTGGGCAAGGTGGCAGACGGCCGCGTCGAGGCGGCCGGCAGCAAGAGCCGGGGGCTGCCGAAGCGCGGCCATATCAGGCGGTACATCCTGACCTCCATACAGAACAACACCAGGCTGCACCCGGGCTTCTACAACCTGATGGCCCTGAGGGACTACTACGACGGACTGCCCCGCTCCAGCTGCGAACTGATCGTCGGGACCTACTCATACCAGCTGTCCTCCTACGGGCCAAAGGCCGTCAAGCGCGGCAGGTTCAACCGGCGTCGAGCCAACGAGGAGCTGTGGTACGCCCCTGAGGCTGAGCCCTACATCGTGGACGAGAGCGTGGAGCTCGCGCCGGGCCTGGTCTGGTGCGGCGAGCAGAATATCCTGCCGACGGCGCGGCACCCGCTGACCGCCTTCGAGGATTACAATGGGCGGAAGTCCAACATCGTGCCCCACGCCAAGATAGCGATGGAGAGCGTCGCGTCGATGGCCGATGAGGGCACCAAGTTCAACTACTCCACCGGCACGGTCACGCAGCGGAACTACATCCAGAAGCGCGCGGGCATCTTGGCCGAGCAGAAGCACGCCTACGGGGCCCTCCTGGCAGAGGTCGACGCCGACGGCAACTGGTGGGTCAGGCAGCTGGTCATCGACGAGGACGACAGCGTGATGGACGTCGGCCCGTCCGGGTGCTCCGGCATCCGGGTCCAGGCCGGGCTGGTCAAGGAGGAGCAGGTCGTAGCGGGAATAAACTGGGGCGATGCCCACGCAGCGGAGATGGACCTCTGGGTCCGGGAGCTCTGCTGGGGAGAGGGCGGGATGCTCGACGAGCTGCGCCCGGCCTACCAGTTCATGAACGACATCTTCTCCATGCGCTCCAGGGGGCACCACGAGCTTAAGGACTTCCACCGGTCCTACTCCAAGCACGTGCAGGACGAGGAGACCGTCGAGGACGAGGTGCGCCTGACGGCGGACCTAATACGCGAGGCCCACCGGGACTTCTGCGAGACAGTGGTGGTCCCGTCGAACCACGACCGGCACCTGGAGCGATGGCTCAACGAGGCGGACTTCCGGAAGGACCCGGTCAACGCGAAGTACTTCTGCCGGCTCCAGTACCAGGTCCTCGACGCGATGGACCGAGGCGACCACGACTTCAACGTGCTTGAGTGGGCCCTGGTCAAGGCTGGCTGCCCCAAGGAGGCCAGGTTCCTGGGCCTGGACGAGAGCTTCCTGGTCATGGGCGTGGAGAACGGCCTGCACGGCGACCTCGGCCCGAACGGATCGAGGGGCTCGACACGGGCGCTCACGAAGCTGGGCCGGCCGGTCAACAAGGGTCACGATCACACGGCCGCCATCCGCGACGGGGTCTACTCCGCGGGCTCCTGTTCCCTGAGCTTCCCGTACATGAAGGGCCCGAACTCCCACTCCGTAAGCCACATCGTGACGTATTGGAATGGGGCCCGGGCCATCGTCACAATGTGGGGTGGACGCTGGAGGGCCTAGCGGCCCTCCACGCAGAGGAACCGGCCGTCCTCCTGTAGGACGTACTTCTGGCCAAGACCGGTTCCTAGCCCAAGTCCCTCAAAGTTGAAGCAGCAGCGACACATGTTCGCCCAGGGCCCGGCGCGGGTCCTTGCGTCATACATCTCGGTGCCCGGGGCCTTGGGGAATACGATCGAGCAGACGTCGCACGCCGCGATCGGGCTCTGCCAGTATAGCGGGGCCTTGGTCATCTCACTGTCTCCTTCTTACGCTACCCCGTCATAATGCGCCTGGGGCCCTCCGCCGTAAATGGCGGAAAAAAGTTTGCTGGGGCCCGTTTACAAGATCGCTGGAACCCGGCATAAAGGGATCATCAACGACGGAGACAGTGCCATGACCGACTATGTGATCGAACACGAGAACCTCACCGACGGCGGCAAGAAGCTGGTCGGCCTCTATCAGGAGGCCCGCCTCGCACAGGACGAGAGCGGCGGAGAGGACGGGATGTGGTTCGACGAGGCCGTCGCCAAGGTGCGCGACGACGCCGACGCCGCGGTGGAGTTCGTCTCCGCCAATTGGCCCCACGGCAAGGTTACCGTCGCCGACGTCCGCAAGCACTGCGGCCTCTGACACCCAACTAGAAAGGAGGCATGAAAAAGCCGCCGGACGGTCCTCGGTGACCGTCCGGCGGCTCGTTCTATACGGCTATGTCACCGAGAGCGTCTAGCCACACTCCTTGAGGCCGGTGGACGGGTCTATGAAGCATGCGGCGGCCTGTTCGGGCTCCGGCTCCTTGGCCACAGCGGTCTCCACCTCTGCGGGGTCCTCCTTGCCGAGCAGGATGCCCATCCGCTTCCCGTCCTTGTTGAACGTGGTGCAGCCCTTGCACTCCCGCTCCCACGCCTGAACGTAGAGGCCCTTGAAGTCCTCCCAATCCATGGACCCGTCCACGTTGCAGGTCTTGGACACGGCGCTGTCCACGAGCGCGCTGGCCGCCGCGAGGACGTCGACGTGCTCCTGCGCGCTCACGGTGTGGGCGAGCCGGCCCTTCACGCCGAACTCGCGGAACCCGTAGTCCGAGACGTCGACGGTGACCTGGCCCTCCGGCATGTTGACCAGGCGCTTGCCCTCGTACTCGAAGACGGGCTCGATGCCGCTGGACACGTAGTCGGCGCAGAAGCTGATGGTGCCCGTCGGCGCGATGGAGGTGAGGTGGCTGTTCCGGAGGCCGTGCTTGTGGATGGCGTGCCTGACGTGGTCCGGTAGGGTCTTGGCGAACTCGCCGGCCAGGAACAGGTCCCGGTCGTACTTGGGGAAGGGGCCCTTCTCGCGGGCCAGGTCCGCGCTGGCGAGGTATGTCCCGTCGCGCAGCTCGTCGAGGACGCGCAGCTGGAAGTCCATGAACTCGGGGGAGGCGTACGGGAAGCCGAGCGCCTCGGCCGCGTTGGCCAGGCCCGTGATGCCCAGGCCCATGCGACGCTTGGCCAGGGCCTCCATGCGCTGCTGCGGCAGCGGGTAGAGGGCCCGGTCGACGACGTTGTCCATGGCCCGCACCACCGGCGGGATGTCCGCCCGGAAGCGGTCCCAGTCGAAGGCGTACCCGATGCCGGGCCGCGTGACGTAGCGGGCGAGGTTGAAGGACCCGAGGAGGCAGGCGCCGAACGGCGGCAGGGGCTGCTCCCCGCAGGGGTTGGTGGCCGCGATGTCCTCGCAGTACCAGAGGTTGTTCTTCCGGTTGATGGTGTCGATGAACAGGACGCCGGGCTCCGCCCAGTCCCAGGTCCCTCGCATCACCATCTCCCACAGGGCGGCGGGGTCTACCTCCTTGTAGGTCCGACCGCCCCACTTGAGCGGGAAGGGCCGGCCGGCCGCCAGGCACTCCATGAACTCGTCCGTGACGCCCAGCGAGATGTTGAAGCCCGTCAGGCGGCTCACGTTCTGCTTGGCCAGGATGAACTCCTCGACGTCCGGATGGTCGATCCGGAGGACCCCCATCTGCGCGCCTCGGCGGTGCCCGGAGGACGCGACGCACCGGCAGATGGCGTCGTAAATCTCCATGAAGCTCACCGGCCCCGAGGACCTGGACTGCAGCTTCTTGATGAGCTCCCCGCGGGGACGCAGGCCGGAGAAGTCGTAGCCGATGCCCCCTCCCATGCGCATCGTCTGGGCGGCCTCGGCGGCCCGCTGCATGATGGACCCCTCGCCGTCGACGAAGCTGTCCTCGATGGTCCCCGAGACGTAGCAGTTGTACGGGGTGACCGCCTTGGGGGCGCCCATGGCGGCCTGGATGCGGCCGGCCGGCATGAAGCGCATGTCGAGCAGGGCGTCGCGGAAGGAGCGGAAGTGCTGGTCATCGTCCTTCAGCGCGGAGGCGACCCGGTTGCAGGCCTCCCTGAAGTCCTCGTGCGGAAGGCGGTACTTCTCCGCGTGTAGGCGGTCGCTGAACGTGAGCGTGGGTCCATGGGTTCGGCCCATTCTTGGTCCTCCTGGTGCTATGTGGGAGCGCCACATGTCGCGGGCGCGGACGCTCAGGATAGCGAGACGCGCGGCCCCCGGGGGACCGCCGTGGAGCTCAGTTCTCGCCTTCGAGGGCCCGGAGCAGGGCGTCGGGCTCGCACAGGACGCGGTGGACCTCCTCGCCCGTGGCGGCCGCCATCAGGCTGCACGGGCCCAGGTCCCGCACCAGGCCCCTGGCCTGCCGCTCGGTCCTGGCCTTGGCCACGCCGAAGCCGTCCCTGCAGGTGAACACGAAGTCCCGTAGGGGGTACAGGTCCGGGTCCGTCAAAGCACGCTGGCCCTATAGTCGGCGCGGAGCTGCCGCTGGTGCTCCGCCTCCTCGCGGGCCTCCCGGGCGCACTCCTCGCAGAAGTCCTCGTCGTCCAGCTCGGACGGGTCGGCGAACAGGTCGTCGCACCCGCCGGCGCAGGAGTACAGGTCCTCGCTGCTGTAGGTCGCCCCGTCCAGCTGCACGATCAGCTCCTCGAGCCCCTCGTCGCGCAGCTCGCGGACCTCGTCCTCCGACAGCGGCCGGGCCGTCTCTCGTCTTCTCCACATCATCTGTCTCCATCCTTGGGCGGTGGCCCGCCTAGGGCGCGGTATATCAGGCCCGGCAGCAGGAGCGGCCAGGCGAACAGGACCCCGACGTAGACGGCCTTATTGAGCCGCCCGCCGGTCCGCCGCCGACGCCACTCGAGCAGCTCCGTCAGGGCGAGGCCGGTCAGAAGGTACACCGTGATTGACCACATTGTGGACCTCCCTCGTCCTAAACAGTGGGCGTAGGACCAAGGCCAGGAGCACGACGTGCGGGCTCACGATGATGAGGGCCTTGATCCCGTCAGGCATCGAGCGGAACGTGCTCAGCAGGTCCGCGAGGAAGTTGTAGGTCTCCATGAGTTCCTCCCTACTTGATGGTGGGCTTGGCGCGCGGACGGCGCTGCGGCAGACGCAGGCCCTCGTAGCCGTGCTCCTCGACCCTGATCTTGACGGAGTACCAGCGGAGGCACGCCACGGAGGTCTCGCAGCCCGGGAACTCGTCCTGAATGCGACTGATGATCTCGTTGTAGGCGAGGCCGACGCTGCGGGCCTTGGGGCTGTCGGCCTCGACCTTGGTCGTGCCGGGCTTGGCATCGCGGTCCTCGTAGTAGTCGACGTGGCAAAGCCACTCGATGGACGCGGCCTTGATGGTACGCGTGGAAGCCGACGCGGGCTCGGGGGTCGGCTCGGGCTCGGGGGTCGGCTCGGGCTCGGGGGTCGGCTCGGGCTTGGAGAGCTCCTCACTGGTCGCCGAGGTGGTGGCGACGTGGTCGTCGAGGTTGGTGCGGAGGGTCTCGATCTTTCCGATGATGACCTCCTTCCTGCCCTTCCAGGCCTTGATGGGGGTCTTTGCGAGGCCGTTATAGATGGCGACCAGCTCCGCGTTGGTCATGGTGGCGAGGTCCTGCATAACTGTCTCCTTCGGTTCGAAGCGGCCGACCGTCGGCCGCAGCATGAGGACCACTATGTCGAGACGATGGGTACCTGTAAACGGAAAAAAGCCGGCCATGACCCAACATTTTCCCCTCCGAGGGGGTTTACATGCGCGGGGAACCAGCGCATCATGATCCCATACTGAATGACCAACCACGGAGACAGTGACATGGCCACCGCCAAACAGCCCGCCCGCGAAGCCTACGCCTCTAAGCTGGACTACGCCAAGCGCGCCCTCGCGGAGCTCACCAAGTACGTCGAGACCGCAGAGACCAACCTCGAGGCCGGCGGCGAAGTAGATTGGGGCAATGTCGGCTCCATGGGCTACGTCAACGAGAACCTCGACAACGTGGCCGCCTTCCTCGGCCTGACCGAAGAATAAGGAGACAGAGACATGTTCACAGTGACCAACGACCGCGACTTCCTCCGCAAGCGCATCGAGACCAAGGACGAGGCCGAGGCCTTCATCCGCCGCCTCCATGAGCTCAACCTCATGTTCCACTTCGAGGACAGCCCCGAGGACATTGGGAACTTCGTCAACGGCGAGTGGGTCAACACCTTCACGGAGGAGGAGGCCCTCGAGGTCTCTCAGCGCGTCGAGGAGCTCTACTCCTTCGAGTGGGGCGACCTCGAGTGCCCGATCGGCTTTGCCCTTGAGGTCATGGGTCACGTCATCGAGTAGCGGCCCTACGCACCACCGTCTCAGGCCGGACCCGAGGCTCGCGGAGCACATCAAGCTCCGCGAGCCTCTCCTCATTTACCCCCACATATACCTCCTGAGCGTGGCAGCCCGGGACGAGGTAGACGCGGCGCTCGGGGCCCGACCCAACCTGCAGCAGGAGCCAAGCGGCCCCGCCCATATTCCACCGACGGTTGAGCCACCGGGCCTGCGCCTCGCGGCCCCGCACCTTGAACCTCACAGGGGTCTCGGACCGGGCGGGCCTCTCCGACGACTTTAGCTCAAGCCAAAACTGGCCCGCGTCGAGCAGGAAGCCCTCCACGTCGGGCATGCCCTTCATGACGAGGTTCTCGACCCGGTGCATGTGCAGGGCGTCGCGCAGCACCTTGGAGGCCCTCGACAGCCAGGTCCACAGGCTGGTCTCCCTAGCCACGGCGGCGCCTCCAGCACTCCACGGTCACGTCGAGGAGCGTCGTCTCCATCTCCCTGCGCCAGCCCTCCCGGTGGAACAGGCCCTCGCTCCTCTCGGACAGCCACGGCGTCACCACGTCCTCCACGGCCCTGGCCTCGGGGTCCGGGAACGCGAACCGGTCGGACCGACAGAGGTGGACCTCGTCGACGTAGCCGCGCTCGAGGGCGAGCAGCGCGAGGGACGGCCCGCCGATCAGCCAGCCGTCGGGGTGGACCCGGTGGAAGTCCTCGAGGGTGCCCCAGCTTTGGAAGGCCCGCCTGCCCGAGGCCGAGAGCACGAGGACCCGGCGGCCGCCGAGCGTTCTCGGCATGTGCTCGGCCGTCCTTGAGCCGACGGCCACCGTGCCGTCCACGCCGGTCAGTATCCTGAACACGGCCTTGTCCGTGGCGCCGAGCCAGGACATGTCGTCGTCGGCGCGCCGGGCCATCCAGCCATCCCGGCTCGTGGCCATGACCAGTCTCATGTCAGTCCCTCCAGCTCCATGGTTACGACCTCGACGCCCGCCTCCCTGAGGGCCTCGCGGCCCTCGAGCTGGTGGCGGTGCCAGCGGCTATCCCTGACCGGCCCTGGGGACACGACCCGGACGATGCCCGCCTGTATGGCGGCGGCCGAGCAGTGGGCGCAGGGGCAGGTCGTGGCGTAGAGCGTCCAGCCCACGACGGAGCGGGAGGCGTTGAGGATCGCGTTGAGCTCCGCGTGGACCATGTGGTAGTCCTTGAACTCCGGCTGCGTCATGCGGAACTCGGTGTCCTCCATCCCGCGCGGCAGCCCGGAGTAGCCGAGGGAGAACCCCCGGCGGTCCGGGCTCACCACGCAGGCGCCGACGCCCAGGTCCGGGCCCTTCACCCAGGCCCGGGCCTCGATCGCCAGGCGCATAAAGCGCTGGTCCCAGGTCATTCGATCACCTCAGGCATGGGGTTCCACTCAGGGGCCTCGACCCGCTTCGCGAGGCGCCCGACCTGCGTGACGTACCCGTCCGGGTCCGACAGGATGTCCTCGACGGACCAGCCGGGGAGGTTGGGCTCCACGCCGCTGGCCCAGGTGGACCGCTCCCCGTAGACGCAGTCCTCGACGGCCTGGGCGTGCGGGTCGTAGTAGTGCGGGTGCGCCAGGGTGACGTGCAGCGTCCCGGGGATGAGGCCCGCGGAGGCGGCGACGGCGTCCAGTGTCAGGGCGTAGCCCATTACGTCGTACGGCAGCCCGACGAACACGTCCGAGGACCGGATGAACACCGAGCAGTGCAGCCTGTCCTCCGTCCTCGTCAGGGAAAAGCCGACCGGGCAGGGGATGTTCTTGGGCTGCGGCCCGCCGAGGCCGTCGGCCGCCGGGTCCCACGCGGAGATATAGAGCTGCCGGTTGGTCGGGTTGTCACGCAGCTCCCGGATGGCCAGGGCCAGCTGGTCGCGCCCGAAGTGCTCGCGCCAGCGATAGCCGTACGCCGTCTTGAGCTCCCCGTCCTCGACGAACTTCTCCCACAGCTTCGGCGCCTTGCCGACGATGAAGGCCGGGTCCTTGGTGCCCATGAACTGCCAGGCCACCTCGGCGGCGGCCACGCGGGGGAAGTACCGGCGGTTGCCCGCGACGGGCAGGCGCCCGTCCGACAGGTCGAGCTTGAAGGACCAGCCGCCCTCCACCATCTTGATGCCGACCCCGGTGCGGGCGTTGGTCTCCCACAGCCCCCGGTGGTACAGCTCGCTCAGGAGGCCGCGGTAGGCCTCGTGCATGGTCTGCGTCCGCATGGTCTCAGCCCTCCCCCATGAGGTTGTCCATCAGGGAGCGGACGTTCCGCTCGAGGTCCTCGACGGTCCCGTTGTTGTCGATCACGAAGTTGGCCATCCAGGGCTCGACGGAGCAGGAGGACCGGGGCTCGGGCTCGACGCGGTCGCTGGCGTCCACCCACAGGACGAGGTCAGGCACGCCCGCGTTGAACAGGGCGTGGAACTCGGTGTGGTGGCGGAGCCCACAGTAGACGTCGTTCTCAGCGAAGATGGCGCGACCCAGCTTGGTCGGGTCCGGGCGGTTGAAGTCGCGGATCAGCTCGTACCACTCGGACCTGTGGTTCGCGCGGTCCTCGTAGCAGGCCTCCGCGTCCATGTAGTTGTACTTGTCCGCGAGGGCGGGGTAGACGACCCTCTCCGCGCAGAACCGGCTGGACGAGGTGAACCGGAAGCCGTACAGGTCCCGCAGCATCTCGCAGACCGTGTCCTTGCCGTGCCGGCCGTGCCCGAGGACGACGATCTTGGGCAGGGCGACCGGCTCCGCCATGGCCTTGGGGGTGAAGGGCTCCTGGTCATGCGGGGCCATCTGCTGCAGCACCCGCTGGAGGCGCTCGCCGCCCTCACGGATGAGCTGGAGCTGGTGCAGGTCCTCCCGGCGTACCGTGAGGAACGGTAGGAGGTCCGGCGGCGTCCAGCCCTCGGGCTTGACGGCGTCGAAGCCAAGGCTGCCTGGGCGCTTCGACAGCTCCCCGCGCTTCTTGCGCATGTTGGCAGCATGTACCTCCTCGAAGATCGGCCGCGGGGCGATGCCCATCTCGATCAGGCGCCCGAGGGCGAAGTAGGTCAGGTCGATGAGGGCGTCGGCCTCATCGTCGATGCTGTCCGTGGTCTCGAACTCGTCGAGCTCCTCGCGCATCGCGGTCAGGGCCCAGGCCTTGCGCTCGGGGCGCAGCCGCTCGGGCTCATTGGGGATGGGGAGACCCACGATCTCGCGGTTGAACCGCTCCACCATAAGGGCCATGTCGGGGACTAGGCTCGTCATTCGGCGCTCTCCTGTCTTAGTCGCTCGAGGTACCAGTTCAGCTTGCCGTCGCTCGGCTCGACGTCGAGGTCACCCGCGACGAAGATGGCCCAGCTGTCGGCCGCGTACTTCCCGCAGCCAGGCATGCCCATCACGTCATCATAGCACCTGGGCGCGGCCTGTAACCAAGCGGAGCCGAACCTGGGCAGAGTGACGGCTCTCCGCCGCCACAGGCCCAGGGGCCGCAGGGGTTCCTCCAGCGTGGCCGGGTCCGCCCCGGCCAGGCCGCCGGGGGTGAGGTGTCGGGAGAGTATGACGCGAAACGCCGGCCGGGCCTGCTCCCAGGTCGTCAGGTTGACGAGCTGGCAGGCGACGAGCATCCAGAAGGGGCTGCCGCGCAGGTGCTCCTGGAACAGGCTCCCACGCGGCGGCGCCGACGGCTCAGTCGAGCCAGCTGTCGTCGTCTTCCTTCCCACCGTCGTCGCCCTCCAGCCAGCTGTCGTCCTCGTCCTCGGCCCGGGTCTCGGATGCTGGGGCGCCATCGGGGCCCTCCCATGGCTCGTCGAACGGGTTCGAGCAGCCCTCGGGGAGCATGACGGTCGCCACGTCCCCGACCAGCTCGTAGCCGATGCCGTGGTCCTTGCGGAGCATGAACAGGTAGGACAGGGCGTTCGAGCGGGACATGCTGAACTCGGCCATGGCCTCGCGCACCGAGCGTGAGCCCCCGCCCTCGAGGAACCACAGGAGGAACTTGCCCCGCTTGCCGGACAGCTTGACGGGCTTCTCGAGGGTGTTGGCGACGTCCTTGCCGCCCTTCTTGCGCGTGTCCTCCTCGCCGCCGCGCATGACCTGCAGCGGGACCTCGGAGCCCAGGCGCCGGAAGACCAGCGCCGCCGTGTCGTAGTCCTTGATCCAGCCGCGCCCCTGCATCTCGTCCCAGTTCTTACGCATCAGGCCGAGCATGAACTCGAGGCGGAAGTCGCCCTTAGGCTCGACCGCGCCCATCAGCTCTGCGCAGTCGTTCCGCACTGTGTGGGCGTCGAACGAGTAGGGGCAGAAGATGGTGGAGCGCTTCTCCCCGCGGATGACGAAGGCGTGCTGCCAGCCGGAGCAGGGAGGGTCCTTCACCTCGTAGCGGTACGTTGCCCGCATGTTCTTGGGGACGTCACCGCGGACCCAGTAGATGTGGAGCCACTCGAGGCCTTCAGCTACCTGCATTGCAGTTCTCCCTCGTCTGGGCCTCGACGACCTGGTTGATGACGTAGGCCTCGGCGGCCTCAATGGGGTCGGCCACGGCGGCGTCTAACTCGCTCCAGTGTACCACGCGCCGAGCCTCAAGGGTGCGGTCAGCCAGGATGGTCTTGCCGAAGACCTCAATGCCGTACTGGTGCAGCGAGTGCGAGAGGACGACGCCGTATCGGGGCCGGAGGGCCCGCTGGGCCGCGGAGCGAAGGCGCTGGGTAACTGTGCTGGTCATGTCACTGTCTCCTTAAGGGGCCGGGCCGCCGTGGCCCTCCCCTTCTTTATACGATGAACTGGGGTTCCAGTCTACCCACGTTCCCTCTCGGCGATCACGAGGGGCACCGGGAACGGGTTCAGCAGGTCCTCGGGGCCCAGGACGCGGAGCGTCCGGTAGTCATGCCGGTCGTGGACGAACGTCTCCCCCGGCACCTGTGGCCCGAGGCCAAGGTAGATCGGTATGGAGTGGTCCTGCACCGGGCTCAGGGGCCCTGTGGTCCCGGGGTGCTTTGTGACGTCGGCGATGAGGTACTTGTAGTAGGTGCCGAGCTCGAAGGCGGTCATGACTGTCTCCTCCAGTAAGAGAAAGGGGCCGGACGCAGGTCCGACCCCTTCATCATACGCCAGTCCGCCGGGCGACGGGACCCCTTATTCGAGGGGGTCGCCGGAGCCCTCGCCGCCGTCCTTCTTCTTCAGCTCGCGCGCCGTCGGGACCTTCTCGCCGTCCGAGCGGAGCTTGTTGCGGTACCAGTTGATGGATGCCAGGCTGGTCTTCGCGTCGGGGAACTCGGCCTTCACGGCCTCGAGGGCTTCCTCGTTGGTCTTGCCGGCCCGGATGGCCTCGATGGCCACTGCGCCCACGCCGCGCTTGGGGGCCTTTTCTTCGTCACTCATGTAGATGTCTCCGTGTTGCTCGGTTTGGGTTCGGGCCCCAGGGTCGGGGTACCCGCAGCATACTGCCCTGCGCCAGCCGGGTCAGCCCTCGTTTGGCGACGCGCCGACCCTGTACGGGGTGTACGTGCCACTTATCCTGTCAAACTTGAGCAGGCTGACGCTGCCCCCGTTGTGCTCCGCCGCCACCAGGACGGCCGAGGCTATGGCCACCGGGTCCCCGACGGCCATGATGTGGTCGTCCGGGCCGTAGTCCGACAGCTTCTCCCGCAGGCCGTCGATCGCGGCCCCGAGGCGGTCCCGGTATATGTTCCCGGGCTTGAGGAGGAACACGAGCTCGCCGTGCGTCGCCGCCGGCGCCAGGTCGTACTTGTCCACCCAGCGCCGATCATGCCTGTCGAAGTAGGCCGGCCGCTGAACGACGAAGACCCTACCCTTGCTCATATTCCGATCCTCCTGAGGACCTCCTGCAAGCCCTTCCTCGCCAGGTCGTCGGCGACGTCGGTCTTGTCGGAGACCGTCTCCAGTATGTACTCGTCCACGCCCGGGGCCACCAGGTCGACGACTGGCACGTTGCCCCCGCCGACCGCCGTGGCCCGCTCGTCCGCCTGGCTCCTCACCACCGCGTCGAACGTGTGGGAGTACCAGATGATCTTGTCCGCGCCGGAGAGGTCCAGGCCGCGGCCGCCGGACTTGGGGTGCCCCACCAGGTCGTCGACGTCGCTCCCCGAGCCAGGCGCGAACTCCCTTCGGACGCGCGCCTTCTCCTCGTCGGTGCTGCGGCCATGGTATTCCAGCACCTTCCTGCCGCGAGCCCTCAGAGCCTCGGCCACGCGGTCCATGTCCTGGCGGAAGGCGCACCACACGACGTTGCGGCCGCCCGTCATCTCGGCCTCGTCGACCAGGGCCTCGAGGCGCGGGTTCCCGCCCGGCACGTCACGTAGGTCCCCGTACTCGTCGATGAGGAAGCCGGAGACCACCTGCTGCAGCTTGACGAGCTTCGCTGTGTTCTCGCCGACCGACACCTCCTGGCCGTCCAGCTCGACGAGGAAGCTGCGCTGAAGCTCTCGGTACAGCTGCCTCTGCTCGTCGGTCAGCTCGACCGGCCGAGCGATCCGGACGAGGTCCGGCAGGTCCTCACAGTCCTCCCTGAGGACGACGCTCGACAGCCGGGCCATGCGCTCGCGCAGCTCGTCCAGGTTCTTGTACTCCCGGAGCGTGGGGTAGCTCTGCCCCGCCCGGTTCGTCTTGCGCTCGTACTCAGCGTAGCGGTCCTTGAAGTCCGCGTAGGTCTCGAAGCCGAGGGCGCCCTCCTCCAGCAGCTCGTACTGGCCGTACGCCCGCAGCGGGCTGTTCTCCACCACGGTCCCGGAGAGGATGCGGCGGTAGGCGCACCTGCGGGCGAGGGCCCTCGCCATCTGGGTCTTCTTCGAGCCGGGCTTCCCGAAGTCGTCGCTCTCGTCGACTACCAGCATCACGCGCTTCTTGCGACGCATGACGCGGGCTATGAGGTTGCGGACGTCCTTCCGGATCATGGTCTCGGAGGCGAAGGAGAACCAGGCCAGGCGCTGGCCCTTGAGCAGTCGCTCGGCCCGGGCCCAGAAGGCCTCGTGCTGCTCCCGCCAGCCGCGGCGGTCGTGGGCGGGCACGCGGCCCTCGCCCTTGCTGCCGGCTATGGAGGTGCGCCAGGCCAGTGTGTCCCGCTCGACCGTGTCCCAGTGGTGTATGGGGAGCTCCCGGCGTATCCAGTTCTCATGCACCCCGTTCGGGGCCAGGACGATGACGGCGTCGATGAGCCTCGAGCGTGCGAGGTGGCAGGCGGTGTCTATGGTGAGCTTGGTCTTGCCGGTCCGCATCTGCCAGAGCAGGGCACGGGCCGGCAGCTCCGCCGACACCTCGAACTCGCGGAGCTGATGGATGTACGGCGGGGTCTTGAAGTCGGCTAGGATGGCGGCGATGGCCGTCATCCCGCGACGCTCGCGAGGTAGGGGTCGTGTCCGTCCTGGTCCATGCGGTCGAGCACCAGGCGCGTGAGGCGGCGGTGCCGGCCGAGCCAGCATCCCCGGACGAACCACTGGAGGCGGCCCATGATCTCCCACGGCCGGACGCCGAGCGGCTCGAGCTCGTCGGTGCCCCACTCATTGTCGGACGGGTTCATGACGAGGCCGCGCTCGTCCCGCAGGATGCGGCTGTCGACCTCCTTGAGCCAGGCGGGGAAGGGCCAGATGGTCCCGAAGCGGATGGACACCGCGCGGTCGAGCCGCTCCTCTATCGCCTTGAACTCCGGGAGGACCTGCTTGATCGGCCGGGGCAGGTCTCCGATGATGTACTCGGCGTCGTCGTGGTGGAGGGCCGTCAGGGCGTCCAGGGGCGTCGCCCAGGGCTGCTTCTCGACCCAGTCGGCCATGAGGCAGCAGTGCTCGGCCACCGAGTACCAGCGACGCGTGTGGCCGTTGTAGCGGCAGAGGCGCGGGAGGACGTCGGCGACGTCCTCCAGCACGATCTCGTGCGCCATGGGGTCGGCGAAGTGGAACCGACGCCCGCTGCGGGTCTCGATCCAGCCGTCCTCGACCTGGTAGAGGTGGGGCTCTCCCATGGCGCCCTCCCCCTACGCTGCGACCGGGCCGGCGGCCTGGTCCATCGTCGCCTGGTAGCCGGCGGGGTCCGCGTTCATGAACGCCATCATGGCGAGCATGATGTGGCGGGGCGGTCGGCCGCCCCGGTCCCGGTTCAGCATCCAGCGCTTTGCGCGGCGCACCGAGTTGCGCAGGTGGGCGCCGGCGTAGGTGATGTGGGTCTCGACGCGCTCCTGGACCTTGCGGCCCTGGTCGTCGCGCTGCTGCAGCCGCTTCACCTCACGGGGGAGGGGCACGCCGTGCAGGGAGAGGTAGAGCTCCCTGATCTCGTCGGTCACCTCCACGGTGACGTTGCGGCGGCCGCTGCCGTCGATGATGGTTACGGGGTCCTTCATGGCAACTGTCCTTCGTGCCTGTGCGTTGACGGGGTGGGCGGGGCCCGCGGATTACTCCGCGAGCCGCCGCTTGATCTCGAGGGCCTCGTTGACCAGGGCCTCGCGGCCCTCGAAGTCCAGCGCCGCGAACTTCTCGCGGTACTCGACCTCCGCCTTCGCGTCGGTCAGCTGCTTCTCGATCTTGGCCAGGCGCTTCTCGTCCTTGGCCCGCGAGAGGGCCTTCTCGAGCTCGGCCACCTCGGCCTTCTTGGTCTTCAGCTCCTGCTTGAGCCGCTTGATGACGAGCTTGTTGCCCATGCCGTATCCTTTCATCAGTTCCATGAGGCGCTGGGCCTCGCTCTTGCCAGACCGACGCCCGCTGAGCAGGTGCGAGGGCACCGCGAACCCGGAGGCGACCTGGGCCATGACGCGCCGCTCGATGGCCGAGTAGTCGTAGGCCTTGAGCTGCGCCAGGTGGTCCGACAGCCTGCCGCCGTGGGGTCCGACGACGTTGATGACGCACCGGCAGTTCACGGGGGCGGCCATGTCAACACCGACGAGCTCGTGATCCCCGGGGGCCTCGCCGGGCAGGCAGCGCTTCGTCTGGTTGGCGTAGAGCACGTAGTCGGGGTCGGCGTCGCTGCGGACCCGGTAGGCCTTGGGCCAGGGACGGCGGTGTTTGGCGGGGCTGAAGCCGTGCACCCACTTGGCGGTGGGGAAGCCCCAGGTCTCGTCCGCCGAGGTGTCCATCACGACGCCGACGTTGTCGCCGTAGCACGTGGGGACCGACACGACGTCGCCCTTCTTGACCTCGAAGGCGCACCGGTAGGTGTACCAGCGCGCGGTGCCGCTGAACTTGATCCGCACGTAGCGGAAGGTGTCGAAATTGCAGGGGTTCATCTCACTGTCTCCTTTCAAGTCGATGGATAGAGCTTGCCATGGCCGGCTCCGGCGTGATGCCATCACTTCCTGTAGCGCTTGTACCTCTCCGCCTCCGCCACGATGGGGCAGCCCGCGGCCCAGGCGGGTATGTCCGACATGAGGGCCTCGAACTCGCGCAGGTCGCCCTTGTCCTCGTCGACCTCGCAGACGAGCTCGTCGTGCACCGTCATGACGGTGTCGTAGGTGTCGCCCTGGTAGGCCAGGAGCATGGCGTTGGCCATGATGTCCCGGGCGACCGCCTGCGTGATGTTCTCGACCAGCTTCCCGCCGTAGGTGTAGGTGCGCTCCCACTTGTTGTTCAGGCCGACGCTCATGTAGCGGAGGCCGGGCTTCATCTCGCCCCAGCTCGTCCGCACCTGCTTGACCTCGGGGGACCGGTAGGACAGGAGGCGGCCGGAGGGCAGCTCGCAGTATAGGAAGTCGTCCTCCACGAACCAGGTGACCTTGCCGCACCTCACGCGCCCGCCGTCGCGGACGGCCTTGATGGCGGCCTCCTCCTGGTCGGTCCACATCTGCTTGACCTCGGGGTAGCGGGACCGGTACACGTCGACGGTGTACTTCATGAGGGCCAGCTCGTGGACGATCTTGCGCGGGTCCTCCCGGGCGTCGGTCAGGCGGCGCCTGGCCTTGGCCGCCTGGCGTCGCTTGTTGGCCAGGCGCTTCGTCTCCTCCGCCGACAGGTCCCGGGGGTCCGGGGCGTCAAGGCAGAGGTAGCTACGGACCCACGCCTCGTACTTGTCCATCTTCTCACGGCCGAGGATGCGCAGGACGTCGGCGCGGGAGAAGTAAATCTTGTACTTGCGACAGGTGAGCAGGAAGGTCAGGAAGCCCATGCCGTAGCCGAGGCCGAGGATGGCCTGCTTGCCGAACTGGCGCTCCTTCTTGTGGACCTTCTTGTCGACCTTGTACCCGTAGATGCCGGTCGCCATGTCGCAGTAGATGTCCTCGCCGCGGCGGAAGACGTCCAGCGCTGGCTGGGCCTCGGCCTCCCACAGCACGCAGCGGGCCTCGATGGCCGAGTAGTCCGCGACGATGAAGTCCCGGCCCTCCGCGGACACGATGGCGCCGCGGGACGCGGAGCTGAGGAGGTTCATGACGTCGCCGTACATGGCCTCGCACCAGTCGAGGTCCCCGGTCAGGATGTCCTCGCAGGCCTCGTCCATGTCGTCCAGGTCGCCCTTCGGCAGGTTCTGGACCTGGATGCCCTTGCCGGACCAGCGCCCGGTGCCGGCACCGTGGTACATGAGGATGTCCCGGACCCGGTCGTCGTCCCCCATGCAGTAGAGCATCTTCTGGTACTTGCGGGTGGAGGTGCGGTTCACCTCCTTGACAATCTCGCAGACCCGGCGCGCCCGGCCGCTTATCGGCTCGCGCTCGATGTACCACTCCAGGGTCTCGGCCGCCGTGTCGGGCAGCTCTACCCCCTCGTGCTCGACCAGCCAGTCCTTGACGGCCTGGCGCTTGGTCCCCGAGCTTATGCCCGTTATCTGCTCGAGCTCCTGGTTGAGCTTCTTGCGGGCCCTGGCCGCCAGGTCCAGGCACATGTCCGCCAGGGCCCGGTCGATGCGGACCCCGCGCTCGTTCAGGGCCTGGTCCATGAGCCAGACCTCGGTCTCGTACTCCGAGAGGTCACGCACCGACGAGCTGAAGGCGTGCTCCGTGACCACGTCCTGCCGGCAGTAGCTCCAGAGGCGGTATATGTCGTCCTCGTCCTCGTGCCACAGCAGGGGCATGGGCTCGTCGCCGTGCTCCGCCTGCCATGCCTCACGCTCCGCCTTGCGGGGTTTACGGGGCTTGCTCATCTTGAGCATGAGCCTCCAGCCGACGAGGTCCTTCTCGACGCCCAGGTTCATGACCTTGGCCGCGTCCTCCAGGGCGCGGGGCAGCGAGGCCGCGCTGGCCTTGGAGGCGGAGCACCTCCACTGCCGGTGCGGCATCTCGGGCCAGCCGTGGCGGGCCACCATGACGTTCTTCCAGATGGCCCTCTCGAAGAAGGCGTTGTGGGCCTCCACCAGGCCGCCCGCCAGTATGAAGGCGAACAGCTCGAGCGGGGCCTCGCTCTCGGCTATGAGGTGCTGGGGGTGGGCCATGTGCCAGAGCCGCGGGCGCTCGTCCCCCGGCAGCATGTAGGCCAGGCACATGGCCTCGGTCGTCGGGTGCTTGGAGTACTCCCAGCCGCCGTGCTTCTTCAGGTCGCAGGCGGACCGGGTCTCGAAGTCGATCGTGGCGAGGGGGCGGGAGAGGGATGCGATCCTCTCCCGCCAGTACTCGACCCGGTCCGACAGACGCTGGGCCCAGTCGGCCATCCGGGCGAGCGCCCTGGCCGCGCTTGGCCTCTCAGTCGTCGTCGCTTCCGCCATCCTGACAGTCCTCGCAGTTTCCGTCGTCGTCTATCTCGTGGCTCTCGCACCACCACCCGCACGTGTGGCAGCAGAGGACCCGCTCGTCGAGGGCCTCGGCGAGCCCCTCACGGTGCATCAGCTCGTCGTCGGCGGTCTCGTCTATCTCGGACACCGTGCGGCAGGTGCCGAGGAGCTGTTGCGCCAGCTCCTCGGCCCTCTGCTCTATGTCCCCGGTGGTCGGGCCCATCTTACACCAGGCCCTCGTCGTGGAGGAACCGCTCGACGCGCTCCCAGTTGTCACTGAGGGCGGCCAGCGGCCTGCGGGCCTCCTGCTGCTCCTCGAGCGTCTCGTCCCACACGTCCCTGTCCCGGTACTCCTCGATGGTGTCCCGGATGAGGCCGTCCAGCACGGAGGGCTCGAGGGCGTCCAGCTCCCAGCTGTGGCGGCCGAAGCGCCGCACGTAGTCGGCCGCCCGGCTGTCCGCCTCCTTGGCGGGGTTGGGAGGGGGGTTGTACCGCTCGACCTGGTCCATGTTGAGGGCGATGCGCCGCACCTCGACGCCCAGGTCCTCCGCGAACATGCGGAGGCGGTCCCGGTTGTCGTCGGTCATGTTGAGGCCGGAGGGGTCGTGGTCGGCCAGGTGGACCAGGACCGGCTGCTTGCCGGCGTCGATGGCCTCCCGGAAGCGCAGCCCGGCGCGCCAGGCCTCGCTGGCGGACAGGTAGCCCTTGCAGGCCATGTAGCGGACGTGGAGGGCGTTGCAGGGGCGCGCGATGACGCTCTCGAGCGCCTGCTTCTCGACCCACACCTCGAGGTAGTGGTCCTGGCGTGCCCACTGGTCGAACAGCAGGCCCTCCTCGATGCCCCGCACGACCTCGCTGGGGTCCTCCTCGGGGTTCGGCCCGTAGCAGGTGCGGCCCCGGTCCTCGATGGACGTCCAGTCCATCTCGCCGGCCTCCCGAGCCTGGGTGACCAGGCGGCCGAGGCGCTTGTACTCGCGCTCCTCGTTGGGTATCCAGTTGCGACGGACGAACTGGTAGTAGAGCTGGCGCAGCGTCAGGACGTAGCCCTGGGCGCGCATCTCCTCGATGATGTGGAGCGCCTTGTCGACGGTGTCGCGGGCGGTGGCGTTGAAGCGGTGGGGTCGGTAGCAGTGGTAGAAGCTCATGGGACTGTCTCCTTTCGAAGACAAGTCTGCCATGGCCGGCCGTCGGACCGACCCCTCGTTAGGCGAGCGGGTCGACCTCGACGCCGTTGACCGCGGCCTCGTACAGCTCGAGGATGGCGTCCTCCTCCTCGACGGCCTCGCGACCCTTGCGCCGGCGCTGGATGAGCTTGCGCATGACCTTCTTGTCGAAGCCGCAGGCCTTAGCCTCGGCGTAGACCTCGGACTTGCCGTCGTTCAGCTCGGCCACCTCCGCCTCGATCCTCTCGATCCGGGTGACGTAGGCCCGCAGCTGCTTGGCGGCGTTGCCGCCGAGGGCCTGGTCGCTCATGCGCGGACCTCGGGGGTGGCGTCCTCGAAGGCGTCGGGCCACCGCTTGCGCAGCTCCTCGAGGGGCCCGCACGTGGACTGCCCCTGGATGGGCGGGGCGAGGCGCGAGGCCATGAAACGCTGGGCAGGCGGGGTCATCTCGACGAGCCTCTCGCGGCAGGCCTCGACGGTCTCATAGGGGCCGTACTCGTCCTCCGCGAGGATGCACTGGCCGGAGGTCAGAGAGCAGGCGAAGATCAGGGCATAGAGCATTGGCTTGCCTCCCGTTGAAAGGGTGGGGGCGTCCTGTTGCCGAGCCGCCCCCGGGCTCCGTTCAATCACGCCGCGAGGGCGGTGACTTCGCAGGGTGCTTCGTTGTCGTTGGCACCTAGTGGTTTCGGCCTATCAGGCGGCCATCCCGCGGTCCTACTTCTTCGCCTACACGCCAGTCGATCCTAGTTCGCCCCCATCAAGAACGCACGGTCCGGGCCCTCGACGCCTTCAGGCGCCCTTGCCTGTCCAATCGACCCGGGCTCTTTGCTGATCGCCCGACCGTGCGCTCGTGGTGGAGGCGGCGGGTACTGCCCCCGCGTCCTGAACGTCTCGGCTCCGCTATCAACGGAACGCATGGCCATTAAGACACAAGGGTCCCCGGATGGGAGCCCTCGTAGGAAGTGGGGGACGGGAGGAGGCGGGGCTAGATGGTCCGCATCTTGGTGGCCTCGACGTCGTCCTTCCAATTGACGGGGTCGGCGAGGTAGCACTTGGCGATCTGAGTGATGAGCCGCAGCGAGAGGCCGTAGAAGCGGTCGGTGTGGTCGATGACGTACTGCATGACCTCGTCGGCCTGCTCCTCCGAGAGGCCCACGGAGACGAGGAGGCCGTCCTCGATCGCGACGTGGCGGATGCGGGTGATGAAGTCCTCGTGGGTCCGCATGGTCAGCGAGAGGTAGAGGCTGCGGTCGATGAGGGCCTCGAAGTGGGCGCCCATCGCGGAGCCCTTGCGGATGGCCGCCTCGAAGTCGATGTTGGTGCAGAAGACGACCGACCCGTTGAACTCGAAGGAGGTCGGGATGTCCATCTCCTCCATCCAATGGGCGCGCTTGCGGTAGGACACGATGCGGCGGGACGAGCTGTCGAGCACCGCCTTGAGGAGGTTGAGGCAGGTCTCGTCGCGGAACACGTCGTCGCAGTCGTCGAGGACCACCACGCCGCCGTCCCTCATCTCCCACAGTGCGATGTAGAGGCCGACCGCGGTGATGGTGCCGCAGATGATGTCGTACTCCTCGGGGTCCTTCGTGGTCTCGAGGACCTGCTCGACCGTGTAGGACTTGCCGAGGCCCGGAGGGCCGCTGACGATGAGGGCGGGGAGGTGGCCGCCCGCGACGCGGTGGGCCATGCGCTCGAGGGTGTTGTAGCGGGTGCGGATGCGCTTGGAGCGCTCCTCCTGCGTCTCCGCGGGCAGCTCCTCGGGGAGGAAGGCGGGGGAGGAGGTGTCCATCGCGACGGCGCCGGCGGAGGACATGAGGCCCGCCTTCTTCGCCTTTGACTTGATGCTCGAGACGCTCGCGGCCAAGGTCGTGGACCCGGGGACGCGGCGCTGTACCTCCGCGGCCACCTCCTCGTTCGAGAGGCGGGGGTTCTCGTTGACGATGGCGAGGACGAGGTCGTTGATGCTGGCCATTGCTCTAACTCCGTGTTGGCACTGTCGATGGGAAACATGGTACCCCGCCCGCCGCGGGAAGTAAACGGGTAAATTGGGAAAAAGTTGGGGGCCGCGGGTTTCCCCGCGGCCCCACTGGGACAGGTCGGTAGTTGCCGGCCGCCTGCCGCCTCAGTCGAACGGGTCCTCGCCGCCGGCATCGCCCTCGTCCTGGTCCAGCCAGGCCTCGTCGATGTCGTCCTCGAAGTCCTCGGAGGCGTCGGTGCGGCTGTCCAGACGCTCGCCGTCGGCGACCTTCTGGATGTTCATCAGCCCGAGGGCGACGCCCTTGCCCTTGTTGTCGTAGGAGTAGACCGTGACCGTCGCCCGGCAGTAGCAGCCGGGGTAGATGGCCTCGGAGCCGACAGCGTCCGCGACGGGCTTGTCGTCCGCCTCGAGCTTCTCCCGCTCCTTGTCGTCCTTCGCGATGGTGCGGCGCTCGGCATCGACGACGCCCGGCCGCATCTTGGTGGTGAGGCTCGCGAACCGCGTGCCCTCGCCGTAGCCCTCGAGGGACTTCTCGGCGCCGTCACGAACGCCGCGCTTGATGTTCGAGGGGAGGTCCTTCCAGGCCTTCTTGAACCGGGCCTTGGCCTCGGCGTCGAGGGCCCCCATGATCTCCTTCCAGCGGGCCTTGTCCTTCTCGGTGAACTTGCCCGGCGTCCAGATGGCGGAGCACCCGTACTTCGGCTCGCCGCCGTCGTAGCTGGATGCTTCAAAGAGGGAGGGGAAGGAGAGCCGGAACACCGGCGTGACGTATCGCTTGATCTCTGCCATTGCATATCTCCATATCTGGCATATCTACTCGCCAATATCGGCGACGATCATCCTGGCGCGGTGGTCCCCCGCGGGGAACCGCCGAAGGTCACCGCTGCAGCAGCCCCATGGCCTTCTGGACCTGCATGGCCTGCCCGGTCGCGTCGTCGAGGGCGTCGTGGTTCACGAAGCCCGTCCAGTCGATCTCTGGGGTGCCCGTGATGGAGAACAGCGTCCTGGCGCAACGCGTGGCGCGGTGGTCCCAGGGCGCCGGCATCCCGAACCGCGCGAAGGCGGACTGCAGGATGGGCAGGTCGAAGTTCGAGGGCTTGGCCCAGACCCCGCCTATGGCGTCCCACCCGAGGCCGTGCGCCTGCTGGGGCCAGTCGACGAACTCCTGCAGGACCTGGGCCAGGGGTTGGGCCTTGCTCCCCAGGGCCTCGCCCATGGCCTTGGCCGACTTCTCGGCGAGCCAGAAGCACACTGTGCCATGGTCGATGCTGCCCGAGCCGTCCTGGATGAGGACGTGGTGGTTGAAGCCGACGTGGTTGAGCAGCTTTCCGCCGCTCACCGGCTCGAACAGCACGGCCCCGACCTGGATGATGGCGGCGTCGGGCCTGGTGCCCAGGGTCTCGAGGTCCAGCATTATGTGCATAGGGAGAACTCCATCGTGTGGCGGCGCGCGGGCCGCGGGTTAAAAACCTGGCCCACCTCCCGGCGGACTATCTCCGCCCAGGTCTCGCGGCCGATGTGCTGCCTCACCCTCTCGGGCACCCGCCGAGTGACCTCCTTGGGGTCGACGCCGCACTGGCAGGCGGAGCGGAGCCTGATGGCCAGCTCCCTGGCCGCCACCATGCTCTTGCTGGACCCACGCAGGTGCGGCCAGGGGAGCGAGTGGTCCTCGGGTATGGTCCACGCGAGCAGGCCGTCGTCGCCCTCGAGCTCCACCCTGTCGAGGCAGAACCGCGCGAGGCCTAGGTCCAGGCTCAGGACGGAGAACTCGTATAGGAGGCCGTAGCCGGCGCACCGGGCGGGGTCGACGTAGTGGCCAGTGTTGCCGTCGGGGACCTCCTCGAGTAGGATGGTCCTGTCGATGACGTCTAGGCGGAACGCGCGGCCCTCCATGTAGGATCGAAGGTCGCGGTCGGGGTAGATGCCGATGCATCCCTCCCAGTGGGCTATCCTGGCGCTGGTCATGTCGTTACCTCCTTCAGACCCGGTCGCGTTTCTCCATCATGCTGCTCCCCTATGGGAGCAAGTGGAACCATCAAACTGGGGAGCCGCGCCGAGGGCGACGCGCCGGAGCCGGCCGTGGCCGCCCTGGCGGAGCTCCACGCCCTCCTCGCCGCGCAGCCAGCGGACGAAGTCCTGCGCGTCGGCGGGGTCGAAGCCCCAGTCTTCACAGTAGCGGAGGTGGTCGCGCCACAGGACCCGGACCGGGCAGCACAGTCCGGGGGACAGCAGGAGGCGGTCGCGGGCCCAGGCGCTGTAGGACGCCCAGCTCACGCCAGCACCATCACTGACAGGACGAGCAGGAGGGAGGCGGCCAGCGCCGCGTAGGACAGGGCGGCGCTCACGGCAGCACCTCGTCCAGGTCGTCGGGGAAGTCGTCGGCGGCGACCGGGCCGAGCTCGTCCTCGCAGACGCGTATGGCGGTGCGGATGAGCTCCTTGTCGACCATCTGCCCGAAGTGGGCCTGGGGCTCGGGGACCCCGAGCCTGGAGGCGAGCCAGCGGTAGGCCCGGGCCCGGCTCATCCTGCCGGTGACCCACAGTCGGTCGAAGGCCCGGTGGCCCGCCTGGCGGAGGGCCCTGGTCTCGGCGTCGGCGGTCACGGAGCGCACTGTCAGTCCTCCCTGGGTAGGTGGGTGAGGCCGTGGTGGCGGGCCACCTTTTCCGGCGTCATGTCCTTCTTGCCCCGCACCTGGTAGGACCGGTGCAGCTGGGCGACCATGGCGCGCTCGACCCTGGCCGTCACCTCGGCCGTGGCCTCCTCGACGGTGTCGAGCTCGTCGAGCGTCGCCCTCATGGACACGAAGTGCTCCGTGCCCTCGTAGTTGCCGGTGTTGACCCGCACGCTGCGGGATACCGTCACCTCCCTGATCTCAGCCATCCTGCACCGTCTCCCTGGTCACCTCCTTGAGGGCCGCGAGGCGGATGCGCCCACGGATGACGAGGAGGCACTGGGCGTAGCCGATCCAGCGGCAGCGCTTGTCGCGATCCCTGGCGCCGGTCCCCTTCGGGAGGTTCTCCAGCATCCACTTCGCGTGGCCGAGGGTCCGGCCCTCCGGGTCCTGCGCGGCCGTGACGTCGGTCAGCAGCTCGAGCATCCTGTCTCGCAGTTCAGCGCGGGCCTTCAGCATCGCCATCCTTCTTCTCCTCTCGGGGCCATCCCATCACGTTGTACTTGAGGTGGTCGCCCATGCGGGCGCAGTGCGCCCTGTCGACGCCGTAGGTGGTGACGTGCTCGCCGTGCGGCTCGTCGGCCTCGCCAACGCGTCGGGCGATGACCACGACCTGGTCGTAGCCGTAGTCCTTCGCTATGCGCTTGGCGGCCGATATTGGCACGGGAAGCATCGGGCGGTCGACCGTCGTCATCAGTCCAGCTCCGCGAAGTCGTCGGCGGCCTGGGCTGTCGGGTCGACCGCCTCCCGCTTGTCGCTCTCGGGCACCATCGTGAAGCCCCCGTCGGGCTTGTAGAGGTACTCCTCCTCGAACTCGGGACGGCGCTTCGCCGGCACTAGCTTCTCCGCCTGCGGCCCCGTGATGAGCTTCGGCGGGACGGGCTCCGTCATGAGCTTGCTCGGGTCCACGCCGTACTTTGACGCCAGGCCCTTGCGCACCGAGGCCTCGTCGAGGTCCGGCTTCCAGGTCCTGTTGCCCGACTTCTTCACGATCTTGTACCCCGGCACCTTGGTCCCGTTCATCAGCAGCTCCTCCGCCTTGGCGGCGGCCTGCTTGAGGAAGGTCTCGATGAAGGGCTTCCACGGCAGGATGACCGACAGGTGGTTCACGCCGGTCGGGGGCTCGAGCTCCGTCGGGTCGTCGGCGAAGTCCATGCCAATGGTCTCCTCGACCCTGGCCCTGGCGGCCGGGCAGTCGGTCAGGTGGACGCAGTAGGTGCAGTGGGACCCGTCCTCACCGGCGGTGAGGTGCCCGGCCTCGTACAGGGCGGCGCGGGCCTCGTCCAGCGTTGGGCCATCCATGGCGTCCAGCACGGCCCTGGCGCGGTCCACGCGCTCGACCGCCGGGACCAGGTCGTCATCCCGGAAGGACACGAGCTCGTCGGGCGTCATGTCCTCCCAGGAGATGCCGTCGGGCTGGGGCGCCAGGTGGTGGCGGGGCTGGCCGATCGCGTAGCGGTAGCCAGAGTAGTCCATGTCGGTCTCGACGGCGCGGCCCAGAAGGTAGGAGCGCAGCTGCCAGTTCTTATGGATGGGGACGAACACGCCGCTCCCGTTCTTGTAGTCGATGACCTCCAGCACCTCGGGCCAGGCGTCGATGGTCACGTCGGCCGTGCCACCCGTGTCGTCGCGGCCCGGCAGGGGGTTGACCCGGCCCTCGAGCTTGAGCGTGCCGCGCTCGACGGCGTCCTTTGAGATGGACGGGTCGTCGGCGTCCTGGTAGCGGGAGGGCAGCAGCTCGCACAGGCGGGTCCGCACGTAGTGGCAGAAGGACGTCGTCGCCTCCACCATGTCGTCGTCGACCTCGAACACCTTGCGGGCCGGGTCCTTGGGCCACTTGGCGCCGGCGCGGAGGATGGAGGTGCCCTCCTCGTCCGTGTTGGGCCGGATGATCTCGATGAGCCTGCCCTTGTAGGAGACGGGGTTGACGCCCTCCTCGAGGCACCGCTCGATGAGGGCGTGGGCGCAGGTGCCGAGCATGGCGGCCTCGCCCGACGGGTCGTCGTAGGGGAAGTGCTCCTTGAGGGCGATCGTACCCGGGCAGCTCGCCCAGTCCTTGGTCTGGCTCGCGCTGAGCCTGGCGTGCTTGGCCATCAGGTCATCTCCTTGTCTGCGACGGGCTCTCCGAGCTCCGCGCGTATGATGCGTAGGACCTCGTCGGACATGTCGCCCTCGAGGAGCGCGGCCATGGCCACGAAGGCGTCACTGACGGCGCGGCTGTCCGGCGGCTCGGCCCTGATGAGCCTGCTGAGCGCCAGGGACAGGGCCTCGCGCAGCGCGGTGACGTAGGGATCGTTTGGGGGCAGGGCCGTGGCGCCGCGTCCGCCGCGGTAGCCCATGTCCTGCAGCATGGAGGAGACGAGCTCCCACACTGGCTCGGCCAGGCGGCCGTAGCCCTCGACGCGGCCGCGCCGGATGACGGTGGGGCCGTCCTCCCAGAACTGCGGCTCGGCGCCCTTGCGGTGGGCCAGGCCGGCGTAGTCGCCCCGGGTCCTGGTGCCGCCGACGTTGGCGATGTGGAGGCGGCCCAGCTCGGTCGTCTTCCTCGTGATGGCGGAGTTGAGCTCCACCTTGACTGTCAGCATGGCACTGTCTCCATCTTGTCTGGGGTCGACGTGCCCCTCCCGGCACGCANGGACCGGGGTCCGGGAGCGCCGGCGACCGGCGGGGTCAGTCCCCGCAGGCCTCCATGACGGCGTCGAACTTGTCCTCCTCGAGCTCGGTGATCGAGGCGGCGCCGTTGTCCTTCAGTATCTTGATGGCGGCGTCCTTGCCCTCGAGGGCGGCG